TTTGGAATATACCGGTCATTTTACCAGGCATCAGCTGCATGGCCAATGTAAGAGCTGTTAGTCCCGCAGTAATCAGTGGCAGATACTCTAGAAGCTTTGCCATGATTCCACCTGGGCCGCCACCGCCGCGACCATCAAGTGCAGCAATAGCATCATCAAACGCCTTGGTCATTGCAGCAGATAGCATTGGCAATTTGTCTATTACCTTTTCCTGCAACATCTTGGCTGCCACGGCGCCTTTTTCAACTGCTTCTAGCAGCAGTGCAGTAGGATCTGCCTTGTCAGTTGGTTTAGCTGCTTGCTCCATCTGTGTCTGAATATCTTTTGATGCTTTGTTAATATCGGCATTTATTATTCGTTGTGTGCCAGTCATACTTTCTGACATGGCCTGTGACACTTCTGTGTAGGCACCCACTGCATTTGATGCTTTACCAATAGTACCAGAAAGATTAATGGCTTGATCCATTTCTTCTTTGGAATGTCGTTTTCTGGTTTCTAATGCCTGCTTTGTACTTGCACTGCCATCTTGCAAGGCTTTGTTGTTTTCTTTAACAATCTTATTAAAACCACTATTAGTAGCCATTTGTATGGCTAGATTTTTATCAACCACTGTGCCATAGAACTGCATTTGATATGCAGCCTTGCGCTGTTGATCTGTCATGCCTTGTAATTGCAGTTGAAATGCAGCGTACTTTTTAGGATCGTCACGTTGCATTTTAGCCATTTGGCCTTTGATAAAAAATTCTTGTTGCTCGGCCTGCATCTTCTTACGACGCTCTTTCATGTCTTCGCCGGCTACTTCTGCTACCAAGCGCATGCTCTTGGCCATATCAATTGTGGCTTGTGCTACTTCTTTTTGATTTACTTGCCTGCCCCCTAATGCCATTTGTGCCGCAGTTTCTGCTGCTAATTCAGCTTGTTCTTGATAGCTGAATCCTAACGACAACAACTGCTTGTCCATCTTGGCAAACTGTCCGGTTGTGGATGCAAAACGTTTTGCCACTCCGCCAATCAAATCTGTGGCTTGGCTCATGCCTATACCAACATCAGCAAAACTGTCTCGGTTTTTTGCAACCACGGCACTCATTTCTTCCAGTCGCAGTTTTGTCCCGGCAGTGGCATTGATCAAACCTTTCATGCCGTTGCCATATATCACTCCTGCGTTGGTTAATTCATGATGTGTTTTGATCAGCTTGTCGCCTTCTTGGGCCATGATTCTGATCTGTGTTTGTGCTAGAATTTTTTGTGCGTCTGCTGCGGCCTGTGCTGCATGTCCTAAAGCAGTCAAAGCCATACCGGCCAGAGGTGCAAATCTGCCACCCAGTTGTCCTAAACTTTGTCCTGCACTCTGAGCAATCTGTGCCATGGTACTCTGCATGGCATGCATTTGGTTAACAGCATTTTCCATTGCAGCAGCAGCCATCTGAAAGCCGCTGCCACCTTGACTCACAATGTTAAGTAGATTAGCCTGGTATTCGGCCTGCATTACGCCTAGGCGTAAAAATGTATGTCCTATCTGTGCAGCACTGTTTCTAATGATCTCTGCACCAGTGGACTGTGCATTGTACATTCGCTCCTGGCCTTGCAGGACCTTGAGATCTGCCTGCACTTTTTTATACTGAGTACTAGTAGCGGTATGACCTTGTTCTGTGAGTTGATCTAGTGCTCGTTCATGCTGTGCAATGGCCTGACGCAACTGACCCATGTTACGTTGAGCCATTTCTGTACTCTTACCAAACAGCCCAGCAACAAAACTACCTGCCTGCTGTCGTTTGGTGTATTCTTTTTGAACACTGAGATAGTTCTGCATGCTGCTGGCAGTTTGTTCCAGACTTTTTTGCAGCCTATCTGCTTCATTAGCAGCACCACCCATTCCACCGGCGCGACCACTACCGCCTCCTTCGCCAAAGTAGCGGCGAAATAGATCTTCCATTTGTTGTGCGGTTAAGTTATCGGCCATGTTTTTGCTTATAAATATTCATACTTCAATTATTTATGGGGATCAAAATGCAGTCTTTTCCACAACAGCAATCTGTTAATCCAAACCCACTGAGCAAGATGTTTAGGCAGCCGGCCATTTACATATCATTGCCCAGTGGTGGTGAGTACTGGCCCAAGGGTGCAGTTCAAATACCCGAAACCGGCGAACTTCCGGTGTTTCCAATGACCACTAGGGACGAAATTGTGCTGCGCACACCAGACGCACTGATCAACGGACAGGGCATGGTTGATGTAATACAAAGCTGCTGTCCGAGTATCAAAAATGCCTGGCAGATGCCTGCAACTGATGTGGACGCTGTGCTAATAGCCATTCGTATTGCCAGCTACGGTCACAATATGGAATTTGAAAGCCGGTGCCCACATTGTGAGGAAACCCACACCTATACCATGGATCTACGCAGTATGCTGGGCGCCATACAGCCTGCTGATTTCAAGAACGAACACATAATTTCGGACTTGATCATAAAATTTAGACCACAAGCCTATTACGGTGTAAACAAAAACAGCAAGATCAGTTTTGAAATTGCCAAACTAGGACAAGCCATTGATGCCATGGAAGACGATGACGAACGCACCAAAGAAGCTATTGCACAAATGAATCGCTTGGTTGATTTGAATCTAGAAGTTCTCACAGAAGCTACAGATTATATTGCACTCATGGAAGAGCCTGCACAAAAGGTCTACGATAAGCAGTATATTTTGGAATTTTACAAAAACATTGACAGCAAAATGGTAACCAAGATACAAGAAACTTTTGCCGAAGTTGCATCAAAAGGAGCAGTTCCTCCACAAGAAACCACTTGTGCTGGTTGTAGTCAACCCATTACTGTGGCAGTTACCTTTGATTATGCAAATTTTTTCGCTCCCGGCTCTTGAATCTTGACCTAAACGGCATTGAAAAACTGCTAGAAAGCATGGATAAAGAGGCAAGAGCCATACGCGATGAAGCATTAAGAACCACTTGGTGGATGCGTGGAGGACTCAGTTATGAAGACGCCATGATGCTTAGTCAACACGAAAAAGAACTCATAGGCGAAATAATCAAAGACAATATGAAAGCAACAAAGGACAGCGGCCTCCCGTTTTTCTAAAACGTCAGAAGAAACTAAACAAAAAATGCGTAAGCCTAAATCTCCAGAACATATCCAAGCAATACTAGATGCTAAGGCAAAAAAGAAATTATTATCAACCTTTTAAGATCTCTATAGAGATCTATCACTTTCGCTATCGCTCAGTGATATCATTTTAATTCATGCGCGAAGCGCGAACGTATATCATCTAGATTAAGTGGTCACTCTTTGCCCAGGGCGGGCAAAGCTGTACATCATCTGAGTAGCACAGTCACTGATATTAACGCATTACAGAGGCGGTTGTCCGGTACCTCGAGCGCAGTCTTTATTACAACGGCGGCCTGTTTGATGTATATCAGCACAACAAACAAACGTGTTCTATCGCTAGAACGTCTTTTTAGCCTTTATGAATCCTGTTCAAACAATCAAATGGCGGCATGTGCCATCTTCATCCTTGCGGGTAGTGATTGAGTGCTTGCTGTAGCGGCAAGACTTCCGTCCCTGCGATCCTGGATCCAGGTATAGGGCACACGTGATTGGCCTGTGCGAGCCTAACTACTTAATTTGCCTTTGATGTGTGAGCCATGTACACGAACTTGAATGTGTCCGTTATAGTAGTCATCTGATTCAAGAACTCGTTTTGTAAACTGTTCTCTTGCTTCAATATAACTACATTCTGCCTTGGAATAACAATAATAGAGTATTTCTCTGGTGAATTTATCAGCGCCTAGTTGTTGTACATCTTCATTTAAAATATCATTAGAGCCGTAATAGGTGAGCCAGTCTGAAGGTATTTTGCTTTTAACACGTTTGCGTTTTTTTGTGCCATTTTTTAATTTGACTGTTCGATAAGAAGTTTTTGCAAATTTGGCTAATTTTTTACCAATATACTTGCGTCCAGTAGCAAGATTAACAATCTCATAGACAAAACCCACACAATCGTCTGGTAACTCTTCTACAGGTTGTCCTTGATATGTCCATGTCATTTGCTAACATAATTATCTCCAGTTGTGCCATGATTAAATTTTATTATTTGGAATCTATGTCTGTGCCATATTCTGTAAATCCATTGCTCTTGGTTACGGTGAGCACGTTGTTAACTCTGCTGATCAGTTCATCTTTATGACTCACTAACCAAACACTTTTGTTGCGTTCTCTACTCATTTTCTTTAGAATGGCTAGACTGGCTTCTACACCAGAACTGTCCATGCCGGTATCAATAACTTCATCCACAAACAGTAGATTTATAGGCTGATATAGGCTTTCCCACACATCCCTAAATGCCCAACTCAAGCTCAAAATCAGCCTATTTCGCTCGCCTCTGCTGAGATTATCAAAGTCTAATTCACGCCCTAGTTCTGTAATATTCACCGTTAAATCGTTCAAAAACGTCACAGTGTGCGGAAGCCCAATCCTATCTAAGTAGTCACTTAACCGTGTGTTGAGGTAGGTTAAATTCTGATCTATTATGCGTTTGCGCACAAAACTGTCCTTGCTTGTAAGCAATTTCAATAGGAAATCCTGGTGATCACGCAGTCTTACCAGATCGTTCATTGTAGTATAATCAATGTCTGCAAGCGCCTGAGCCTGCATTTCAGCAATTTGATCCACATACGGATCTGCTTCATCTTGCTTGGCTGTTAGCTGGCTCAGCACATGGCTCATGCTTGCACGATGCTCAAATGCGTCACTTTCCTGCTTATAAAACGTAACAGGTGCTGGCCCAGGCTCGCCTAACTGCTGTAATGCTCCGGTCAGTTCTATCAGCTGCCCGTTAGTTGCTAGAGCTTGCAGTGCAGCTTCTTGTAAACTCTTGCGCTTGTCTGCTAGCACTTGCTCATGTTTTTCATCGTGCAGGTCCTGTCCACACGCATAGCACTTGTGCGCTTCCAGTTGCTCAATTTCTGCTTTTAGTTTGTTAACTGTTTTGACTTCTTTTGTTTCGTCAAGTTCGCAGCGAGCAATGGCTTTTTGCAAATCGGCCCGATCCTTGAGCAATTGAGCATGTGCGGTTAGAGCCTGGTGCGCAGCAAGTTCCGCTTCAATGTCCAGTTTGTCTAACTCGTTAAAGGCTGCTTGAAATCCAGCAATATCCTCATTGTGCTTTTTTTGCCATAGACCTTGTCTGCGTTTTAAATTTTCAATTTGATCCAGCATGCGTTGGTTAGCATCTTGTTCGGCCTTGATACGAAACTCTTCTTGTGTAATTGCATCTTTGGTTGCTTTGATCTGTTCTTTTAGCGCCTCTGCTTTTTCGCTCAACTGAGTGATGCCTAATAATTGTTCAATCATCACACGTTGATCGGCTGCTTTGAGTGCCAGGAAAGGTTCGGTATAGGTGTTCAAGGCCACAATATGCTTGAACATGTCGTGACTCATGCCTAACATGCGTTCAATCTCTGCTTGTGTTTCTCTTGAGTCGCCTTGGCTTTCGTCGTCCTTTTGCTCTTGCTCAATGTCGCCCACAAAGAACTTGGTCACATTAGGCTTGCGTCCACGTTCAATCTTGTAACCTTGCCCGTCCTTTTCAAACTCAATGGTAACCAACATGTTCTTGCCGTTAGTCTTGTTGATCAAGTTTTCTTTACGTATGCGAGTAAGAGCTTCGCCGTAAAGTGCATAAGAAAGAGCATTGATAATAGTAGTCTTGCCTGTGCCATTACGTGCGCCAGTGTCGTCGCCACCTAGATCTAGATTTTGCCCTAGTACCAAGGTAAGGTCGTTACGGTCAAATTTCACAGCCTGTGTGGCATTGCCCACACTCATGAAATTCTTCACGGTTAGTGTCTTGATTTTAAAAGTCATTAGCAGTTTCTATAGATATCTAGTAGCAGTGCAGGATCAAAGTGATCGCTTTCAATTGCGTTGATTTGATTTTGCACGATTGTGTCGATGCTTTCAAATATGATTTCGCCAGTAGCGTCCTCTACGACATTCACCTGCTTGTTGGGAATAAGACTCAGCTCGCGCAGTTTATAAGTATCCACAAAGGTTTCCTTGATAAAGTTGGCTTCCTCGTAGCTGAGATCAATGTCAATGTTTACTCGTGCATGCATACGTGGCTTGAACACGTTGGCTGCATTGTCTACAATCTCGCTGAGTCCTAGCACACGGTATGTGGGCTGGTTGGGCCACGCATGATACTCAGGCTCTTTGCCCCATTCTAGGATCATCATGCCGCGAGCTTCGTCGCCAGCGTCAGCGTAGTTGTGCGGAAAACAGTTACCAATGTAAGTCACATTGCCTGCACTCTGTCGCTTGTGAAAGTGTCCAGTGAACACATGCTCAAACCCCACAAGATCTTCACGCTTGGCTTCGCCTGTGTCCGGCATTTGTACCATGGCATTCATGTAGTAGCCGGGCAGTTCAAAGTGACCAAAGCAGTACTTGCCACCTTTTTTGGCCAGACGCTTGTGATCGTCACCTACTAACCAAGGAGCGATAACCACGTCGCCGCTAACAAACCAATCATTGCAAATGTGAACGTTGGGGAGGTGTCGCGCCCACTCAACGCTTTGTACATCTCGCTTGTCTCGATAGTAAAGGTCGTGATTGCCAGGTATGAAATACACAGCAGAAAAATTATCATTCATGTGCTCCAGTGCTTTAAGACTGTAGTTGAGCGTAAGAATGTTCAAGGCTGCCCGATTGTTGTGCCAGTCGCCCAGGAAGAAACAGGTATCACATCCTTCTTCCTGGGCTTTGGCAGTGGCCCACTTCACAAATTCCAAACAGTCTTCGTTGTGTACAACACTATTAGATTTCAAGCCAAAGTGGATGTCAGTCCACACGGCTGCTTTTTTGAAAAGATTAGTCATAGCACCACAGTATAAAGATTTCTATCCGAATTCGCAACGGTTTTGACAATCTATTCCTCGTAGCTCATACTGCCGCCTGCACCCCAACTGCTGTTTTGATTCTGGCGAGTGTAACTGGGATTGAGGTTGTTCATTTCCAAGATATCATCTCGTAAATTTTGATTGCGCTTTTCAATGTTAAGGACTCTAGTAAAGGAATTAGTAATAGCAGCAGTATAATAAGCAAAAGGATTTTGTGACTTGCTCTCATCAAATTGCAGTCCAATCTGCGATAATTGTAATAGTGCTTGCGATCGCATTTCGTCATTGTAGGTATACCCACGCCAATTGCTACGTGTGGCATAACGTTCACACAGTTTCATGAACATCAAGGCTAACTTTTTGGTCATGGTGCCGTGTTCTCTACTGAAATTGCCTGTGGGCTGATCTTTGGGCCAATGCCAATGACTCATACCAACCACATAGTACTCTCCAGCTTCGTTAATCTTCCAATGTTGAAATGGCGGAAAATTTACTTTGACATACTTAGCAGGCAGCTTAACCAGCTCTTCTGTTCCTGTATCGTATTCGGTTTCAGTTGGATTGTTTTCTTCCTCTACTGGTAGTTTTTTGTTTTTACTTTCATCTATAGGCACATGACTCCAGGTCATCACTCTAAATACAACATCTGTTTCTGGAATCTTGGTATACTTGATTTCAAATTCTTCTAGTTTGCGTTTTGTGCCATCGGCAGTAGCAGCTTCGTGCGCCAGCTTAGCCAGTCGCTCTGCACGATTTTTACGCCCTTGCAATAAGTCTTTTTTGGCTATGGTTCCTTTGTTGTTTAATGACACTATGATATCATAGTCTGCATCTTCTGGTACTGCATACCAACAATAGGTGTTTTTACTTTTGTGTATCTCCTTCAGTATGTCTTTGTTGTTAAGATAATTGTGCTTCATGGGTTAGTATTCCTTTATAAAACTACCACATATTTTAATGAATAAATAATAAAAAAGCAAGAGAGGATTAGTACTTATGCCAGCAGTAACACCTGGAGGATATGGAAGATTCGTTGATAACCCTGCGGGTCTAACCAGCGGCAATCCGCCCTCTTCAAATGATGGTCCTGCAAAGCCCGGTCCAGATATAAAAAATGGTGGAGGATATGGAAGATTTGTTGATAGCCCTGCCGGTTCAGCCCAAAGCAAACTATATCCTGGAGTTGATTTTACCAACATGCGATTGCAAAATGCTGGACTAAATCGTGGCGGTGCAAACTCTCAAAAATCAAGAACAGTTGAACCAGAAATTAAAAGTGGAGTCACATCAACATCTTTAATTCCTACAGAAGACGATTGGAGAATACGAGTAAGTTTGCCAACCAAGTCGCAAATTTTTTATCAAGATCCTAATCGCAGCCAGCTGGTACTTAAACCAATTATTGATAGTGGTGTTAATGGAGTGGTATTTCCTTATACACCATCAATACAAGTGGCACACAATGCAAGATACAGCGAAGCGTCACTTACACACGCAAATTACAAAAGTTATTATTACGAAGGCAGTGACGTGGCAGCGATAACCATCAGCGGCGAATTCTCAGCACAAAATGAAAGAGAAGCCGCCTACGTGCTAGCATGCGTACATTTTTTAAGAGCATGTACAAAAATGTTTTTTGGTCAAAGTGTATCATTGCCAGTTGGCACACCGCCGACTATTGTGTTTCTTGATGGTTACGGACAGTTTTACTTTCCGCATGTGAGTTGTGTGGTTACAAACTTTTCACATACTCTGCCAGCAGATGTAGATTATATTCCATTAAAAAATATTTTTCAAAACACACGAATTCCTACTTTGAGCACAATCAGTATCACTCTACAACCAGTGGTCAGTCGCAAGCGCATACATGAAGACTTTAATCTTGACTATGTGGCACAAGGTTTGTTGCTAGGTGACAAGAAAGGTGCAGGAGGATTTTTATAATGGCAACCAAAAGAATTGAGTATGCTAAAACAAGTCCCTATTATAGCACAGCTAGATTTGGTAATTTTTTAGACATAATAGAATATCGTAGTATACCCTCTAGAGCAGATGATGTGCAGTACATAATTGATCGTGTGTATAAAAATCGTCCTGATTTATTAGCATATGATCTTTATGGAGATGCTGCTCTCTGGTGGGTGTTTGCTGCACGTAATCCTAACGTGTTAAAAAATCCCTTAGGCGATTTTGAACCAGGCGTGCTTATCAGTATTCCAAAAAAAGACACAATTGATGCTGCGTTAGGGATATGATAAATGGCCATATCCTATTCACTGCCTCTTAAAATAACAACTGATGAGGATACTGGGCTTTTACTGCTAGTTGACTCTACCGGTAAAACTCTATCACGAGGCGCATCGCCTACTATTGTAAACAATCTAGGATTAGAAAAAGGAGTAAAAAGCACAGACTTACCTGCTCCTGTAGATCCACGAGAACCACCTCCTGCACCCACACCACCTTCAGCTAGTAAAACCACTGATACAGCAGCATCGTCAGTTCAAGATCAATCTGGAACCACAACCGAACAGCCGTTGAGCTCAACCGAAGCTGCACGTATCAAAGAAAATAAAACAAACGCTCCGCAAGAAGCAACACCAGATGCCGGAGACGAATTTGGCAACAGTAGAAAAGTCACACTAGGTGCTGGTGTGTTAGAAGCTCAAAGTGCCAGTAATACTGCTGATGTTACCAACAACAAAAAAATAGAAGTTGGAACCAGCAGAACAGTAGCCCCTACTGTGGGAACCAATCTGTTACATCAATTTGCTTCCTATACCTATAATATCAGTTTGCACATGTTGAGCAAGGAAGACTTTAACAAAATGGGAAGAGATCCTGATAGCAACTGGGTACCTTCAAAAACTCTTATTGGCGGAGCAGGCAAATGGGGAGTTCCTGGATTCAATAGAGATCAAAATTTTCTAGACGATTTTTACTTTGACAATCTCAAGATGACTACCATAATTGGTAGCACAGCAGGAAATCAAGGAACCAATGCTGTAGAATTAAATTTCACAATCATTGAGCCTCATGGTGTTACACTTTTGGATAGATTGATTGATGCCTGTTTGGATCCAGCAGTAGACGGAAAAAACTATCTTGAAATACCCTACTTGATACAAATTGATTTTTTTGGATATGATGACGAAGGCATAGGAAAGCATCTTGTAAAACAAAGAAAATACATTCCTATTAATATTTTGACCATGGGTATCAAAGCAAGTATTAAAGGAGCAGAGTACCAAATAGGTGCAGTGCCATATGCACACTCTGGTTTCCAAGAAAGTGTAGCAGCTACTCCGGCAAACTTTGAAATCACAGCCAGCACATTACAAGAATTTTTTAAAGACGTTGATGACGTCAACGATGCCAAAGCAGCAGATAAAGAAAATCAGAGATTAGAATCAGAAAAAAAAGCCAAAGAAAAAGAAGAAAAAACCAATCCTAACAAAAACAACAACGCAAGAAAAACTGGCAAGGAGACCAGCAGTGCAACTGGTGACGATACCAGCACTCCTACCTACACTGTTAAAAGCTATGTGAGTGCATATAATGCATGGGGGCAAGCGTCAGTGAGAAACAATCACGCTACAGACTATAACAAAATAGCAGTGGTGATTGACGATTTTATTTTAAAGGCCGCTAACGGCAACGGCGGGAAGATTGTAAATCCAAAAAATCAGCCTACTAGTCAAGTATCAGAGTACAATCCAAAAAACAAAAAAGAACTAGCTGCAATGGTAAGAGCCAATGCAGGCAAAGCCACAGCACAGCCAAATCTTGGATTTAGTAAATTCAATATCACCGGACAGACCAGCGTGATGGCAGTGATAAACAACATCATGCTCAGCAGCGAATACATTCGGTCACAGATGATAGATACCACTCAGGATGCATCACAAAACGCTGATAATCTTAAAAAACCTGTAAACTGGTGGAAAATAATTCCAGATGTAAAACTGCGCAAGTATGATCCTCAAAATGGTAAATGGTTTATGGACATAACCTATTATGTTAAACCTTACACGGTGTATAATCGTACTCATCCTAATGCACCTAAAGATTTACCCACTGGCTATCATAGAGTGTACAACTACATCTATACCGGACAAAACAACGACATACTGGATTTTGCTATTGATTTTGACACAGCATTTTATACCGCAGTGACCATTGACCGAACCAGGGTAGCATCCACACTCACACAGGCCGGTCCAGACATTGAAAGCAGTCAGGTGCAAAATCCCAACCCCAGTGTGGAAGATTTAAAAAAAGGTCTTTTCAGCGGATTTCAGCCCAAAACCACTATACCCACGTCTGATAACCTGGCAGTTGCCGGGCAACTTACAAATAGAAAAGATGGTGTTGGCATGGCCACAGCATCATATGCAGAACATCAACAGAATGGTGCCAGTGCCGATCAGTTAGCAATCAAATTAAAAATTATTGGCGATCCACAGTTTATAAAACAAGATGAAATCTATTATAGCCCGGCCGCTCGTAGATACAGCGAAGTACAAGGACAGACCAGTAACTATGTTGCAGATGAGAACAGCAGCATCGCCATGGACAACGGCGAGGTACACATTAAATTGAATTGGAAAACACCAGTTGATATTGATGAAGAAACCGGTGGCATGAAAACCAATACAAAATATTTTCAATCATCATTCAGCGGCATATTTCAGGTGCTCATGGTTGAAAGCACTTTTGCTCAAGGTAAATTTGAACAAACGCTAGATGCAGTGCGATTGCCAGATCAGCCGGATGAAAAACAAAATACAGAAAAAAGCAGCACGGACATAAGATCTGACAATTTACCTAGCACAGCAAAAAACAGTACATCCCAAGGTTGGGCAGCACTTGACAGCCAAACAGTTGAGCAACAGAAAACCACAGTGCTTACCAAACTGTTACAAAATAAAACTGTCAGTACTCCAGTTGAAGGAAATAACAACAAACAAAAAGTAGATACCACACCAGAAGCAGACGCAAGAGGTTACGGTGAAGAGTATCAAAACAGTCAGGCCAGTGCTTTGTCCTCTGTGAGAGCAACTGCACCAACTCAGAATGCTAGTGATTTTTTTGGTATCTAGTTTTCAACTACATAGTGTATTAACGGAATAATCAATGGGAACAACAGATAAAATTTATGGCAGCAAAGTACCAAAACGTGCCAAAGCCAACGAAGCTGCTGGTACTAATATCAATCCTGGTCCGTATGAAGCAGTAATCAAAAATGTGCTTGATACTACAAGATCAGGACGTCTACAGGTTTGGATTCCAGAATTGGGTTCCGGCGACCAAGACAACATCAGCAACTGGTACACTGTGAGCTATGCCAGTCCATTTGCCGGTACCACTTCGCAGCCACCTGGATTTGACAAAGTGGTATCAAATTTCTATGCCTATACACAACACACTTATGGATTTTGGGCAGTGCCACCTGATGTTGGCAATGTGGTATTGGTAATTTTTATCAACGGAGATCCTAACAGAGGCTACTGGTTTGCCTGTGTGGTAAACAAACTGGGCAAAAACATGATTCCTGCTATTGGCGGTGCAGGTAAGAGCAAGATTGATGATAGAGAAATTGGCAGTCCTGAAATAAAAAAAGCTCTTACTGATGACAGTGTGTGGCCTTTATCTGAAGCCAACGAGAATGAAGGTGCAAATGTACAAAGTGACTTTTTAGACATTAAAAAACCTCCTCACGAGTTTCAGGTCAAACGCTATATTCAACAGGGACTAGACAGAGATCCACTAAGAGGAGCAGTTAGCAGTTCAGGGCAGAGAAACATACCCAGCGCAGTTTACGGGTGGAGTACCCCTGGAAGACAATTAAAAGGAGATCCTGCCGAAAATCCCGAACTACAGGCCAAGGTAGAAAGTGGAGATATTGGACCTGAAGATGTGTTTGCACTGGCTAGAAAAGGCGGTCATACATTTGTCATGGATGATGGAGATTTCTATGGCAAGAGTCAATTGGTACGTATGCGCACTGCGGCTGGGCATCAAGTGCTCTTAGATGATACCAATGGCATGACCTATGTGATTAACAGCGAAGGCACCTGTTGGATAGAACTGGCCAAGAACGGGCAGATGCATATTTTTACCAGTGGTGGATTCAATGTGCGCAGCGAAGGCGATATTAATTTTCACAGTGACACTAATATTAAAATGCATGCCGCAGACAAAATTAAAATATTTGCAGGAAATCAAATTGATATCAACACTAAAACTTTTATTCAGTTAAGCACTGACTTGAGTAAAATTTACGCTAGTAAAGTACAGGTAGGGGGCAGCAGCACAGTTAATATTAGTGCTGGTGGTGTGGGCAGTTTTAAAGCAGGAGAACTGTTGCAGTATACCGGTGGAAAAATTCATCTAAACACCAGCACAGCTCCGGTGGTGCAAAAACCAGAACCAATACCTAAATTTTTGCACACCGATACTCTGTTAAACACCAACAACGGGTTGTGGGAAATTTCGCCAAATAAAATAAACAGTATTGTGAACATAGCACCCACACACGAACCCTGGTCAAGGGAAAGTGGATCCAGTCAAACTGACAAGGCTTCGGGAGGATAAATGTCTAGCGTTAATGATATAAGTCTTCCAATACGACAAAAAACGGAAGAAGAATGCATTCCAAATAATGTGGTTAGAGATTCCTCAGGAAATCCTATAAAATTGCCCAGCGGCTTGTTTTTAACCAGCGGCGAAGAAATACTAGATCCTGGTCCGCAAATTTCTAAAAATCAAGTTTTATCTTTAAATCTACAAGTACCAAAACATGTGCTGGCCAGTGTGCTTAATCCTGACCCCCCGGCAGGTATAGGCAGACTGTCTAGACTGCACGTGAAAGCTATAAAGACCATGATAGCAAATGCAACCAGTGGGTTCAGCTATCGGTTTATTGGTCCAGCAAACTATGTAGGCAAGTATCAATTGAGTGCTGTTATTCTAACCGATCTTGGTTATATCAAAAGCGAATATGTGGACTTGTTTGGATCTGACTCGGTGAAAAAAGCGTCGGCATGGACCAACAAGGACGGAGTTGGTAACCTTGAAAGCTACTTCAGAAGTGAAGGTGTGCAAGAAAACAGCATGTTTGATCTACTGGAAAAAAATTATCAAGCCATGGAAAAAAATGGAGCAATCAAGGCCGATGATAATCTTTGTACCATTGCTGGTATGTTGTGCGTGGCACACATACTTGGACCCGAACTTGGGACCGAACTAGACCCAGGAGCCAAAAGATGGCGCAACACTGGTAGTGGCAAAGATGTTAATGGAAATTATGGAACTGTGTTTTTTCTACTAGGCAGATATGCCATTGACGTTCTAGCCAGAGTGAATTAAAAATAAATAAAATACTATGGCACTGTACAACGGATTCAGCACTTACAATAGGTACAAAAAGTTCAAACTCACAGACTTTGAACTGGTACGACAGGATCTTTTTAATCATTTTAACATTCGCAAGGGTGAAAAGCTGATGAATCCTGAATTTGGCACTATTATCTGGGGCATGCTGTTTGAACCGTTTACTGATGATGTACGCAAAGCCATCACAGACGATGTTAGGCGCATAGCCACATACGACCCAAGACTGGCAGTTGACAGCATACAAATTGATGAATATCAACAAGGTGTACAAGTCACACTAGTGGTCACTTATCTTATTGAAAACTATACCAGCACACTGTTACTAAATTTTGATCGCGACAGTCGTACTATCAGCACTGGCGTTTACGGCAACGCATCCAATTAAAAGCAGCATATTTTGTTGTGAATAAATACTAGAAATGGGTAAATTCACATGGCTGCTACCACAAGACAAACTAATCTACTGATCCAGCAGGACTGGAAAAAGATCTATCAGAGCTTTCAAAATGCTGACTTTCAAAGCTATGACTTTGAAACTTTGCGCAAGAGCATGATTGATTACCTGCGCACATACTACCCTGAAGATTTTAATGACTTCCTGGAAAGCAGTGAGTACATTGCTCTTATTGATCTAATTGCTTTTTTGGGACAGAGCTTGGCATTTCGTGCAGATCTCAATGCCAGAGAAAACTTTTTAGACACTGCCGAGCGTAGAGACAGTGTGCTCAAGCTGGCTAGACTGATCAGCTATAACCCTAAAAGAAACACCAATGCCACCGGCTTGTTGAAATTTGAAGCAGTATTCACTTCAGAAAATCTGTTTGACAGCAACGGAACCAATCTTAGCAACTTGCCTGTATCATGGAACGATCCTGGTAACGACAACTGGTTAGAACAGTTTAGTCTGATTATCAATACTGCACTCATAAACAGTCAGACTGTGGGCAAACCGGGAAACACACAGAATATTAGCGGTGTGCGCACAGAAGAATACAGTATCAATCTGCTACCAAACATTGTACCAGCATTTAAATTTCAAACCTTGGTAGAAACTTCAAACATGAATTTTGAAGTGGTTAGTCCTACCAGCGTGAATCAAAGCTATCTATACGAGCGAGATCCAAATCCCTCAAGAGTTTTTAACATATTGTATCGCAATGACAATCTTGGCAACGACAGCGAAAACACCGGCTGGTTTTTATATTTCAAACAAGGAGACATTGGTCAGTTGGACTTCACACTTACCGACAGTCTTCCAAACAGAACCGTAAGTGTAAATGTTGACAATATTAACAACACTGATGTTTGGCTGTTTAAACTGGATGCCAACGGCGAACCAACTGAAAAATGGACCGAAGTCCCAAATGTGGCAGGGTTTAATGTTATCTACAACAACAGTCTTGAAAGAAACATTTATCAGGTTAACACAAGAGCCAATGATCAAATTGATGTGGTGTTTGGCGATGGCGCATTTGCAAACATACCAATTGGTACATTTAGATTATACTATCGTGTGAGCAATGGATTGAGTTACAAGATCACACCTGAAGAAATGCAGAGCATAATCATACCACTAACGTATGTGAGCAAAGCAGGCAGAGCAGAAACTATCAGCATTAGAGCCAGTTTACAGTACACTGTGAACAACGCAAGTTCACGCGAGACATTGGATGATATCAAGACCAAGGCTCCGCAACAGTATTACACTCAAAATCGCATGGTCACAGGGGAAGATTATAATATCTTGCCTTTTACGCTGTTTAACAACATAATCAAAATTAAAGCAACAAACAGAAGTAGTTCTGGTGTGAGCAGATATCTTGATACTATTGACGTAACCGGCAAATATAGTTCAACCAATGTGTTTGGTGAAGATGGAGCTTTGTATAGACAGGAAACTATTGACGCACAAGATTATGTACCTCCAGTAAATGGTGATGTGGTTGGCAGTCTCAATCAAGTGATAAACAACAAACTACTGGTAGACAACTATGTTTCGTTTACTCAGTTCATATACGAAAAATTTTCTAGATACAGCACACGAGATGCCGAAGTTAATGGAACCATTTTTGATACCAATTGGGTACAACTTACCACAGGTACAAATCAAAGCACAGGATATTTTACCACGTCTACAAACTATAGGTCTGCAGAATTACTAGGTTCTTTTGCTACTCCTGTTAAAGTTGGCACAGCCAGTTCAACAGCTTTAAGATTCATCACCAAAGGTGCAATTATCAAGTTTCGTGCATCTGTGGATGTTACTACTACGCCAGCCTATTTTGATAAAACCAATGACATAAAATTTGGTACTCCTGGAGTTGCCGGTGATCGTGTGTACATATATGCCACTGTGGTTAAAATTGAAGGAGATGGAACTGCTAACGGTATTGTTACAGCCAACACCCCGGGTCCTATTTCTCTGAGCACTTTTATTCCTCCGGGTGCATACATTGAAGAAATTATTCCTCAGATTTACAATGTGATTCCAAACGATATACTTAGATCTGCGGCCACCCTTGTGAACAGTAAGAAAAACTTTGGATTGCGATTTGATCAATTGAACAAAGTGTGGAAAGTGATACAACCGCAAGATCTAAAACTTTCTCAGCCAGGCAGTCCTTTGTTGGGCAATTCAGGAATAAATGCAGAATACAATCAAGCAAAAGCAGGCGACACCACAGCCAGCAGCCTTGATAGTAGTTGGCTAGTGGCATTTGTAAGTACCAATCTTGGATATAAATTGTACTACAGACAAATAAATTATGTGTTTGAAAGCAAAAGAGAGACCAAGTTTTATTTTGACCCTAAGGTCAGAGTGTATGATCCAAAAAGTGCTCAAATTATAAATGATCAGATCAAAGTGCTGAGATCAAATTCTGCACCTGACCAAACTGGATCATTGTACGATGATAAAATTTTCTTTATCTACAAAATGATCATTGATGCAGATGGATACGAAAACACCAACAAGATTTATGTAAAATATCCTGACACCAACAGAGATGGGATACCTGACAACCCCGATCTGTTTAAGGAAATTGTCAATCCTGAGATTAATCCCACAGAGAAAAAGATTTTCTTTAGAAAACTTTATACTGCTGGTAGCTATATTACATATCAAATAATAGATGATGGTGTGGTTGAAACCGGATTCGTTTCGCAGGCAGATATTGTTGATGTTATTGATCAATACGACGATGGGCAAGTGTTTTACGCCAGTGGGGAAAATTTATTCTATACTCTGATAGTAACCACAGTGGCTAATGTAACCAGCAAATCTTTAGAATCTTCTGAAAACGGAGAAACATACTTACTATTGCAAGGTAGACAGGATTTGTATTTCCAATATCGGCATACTGCTCCTGCCACACGTAGAATTGACCCAAGCCCAAACAACATCATTGATCTTTATGTACTAACCAAGCAATATGCAACGGATTATCAAGCATGGGCACAAGATAGTACTAGTAGAGTGGCGCAACCTGAACAGCCTACAACAGAAGAACTACAACTTCAATACGGAACACTAGACAATTACAAAGCCATTAGCGATTCTTTGATATTTGCCAGTGCAAGATTTAAACCACTGTTTGGCACCAAAGCAGATCCTAGTCTAAGAGCAACATTCAAGGTAGTTAAGAATCCTAATGTGGTTGTAAGTGACAACGACATAAAGACTGCGGTAATATCTGCAATTAATCAATATTTTGATGTGTCCAACTGGGACTTCGGAGAGCCTTTCTTTTTCAGTGAACTCAGCGCCTACTTACATCAAGTGCTTACTCCTAAAATTGCCAGCGTGATCATTGTGCCTTCAAACAATGGATTAAGTTTTGGTAATCTATATCAAATAAATGCTGAACCAGATGAAATCATGATAAGTTGTGCCACAGTGGATAATGTTGAAATTATTTCGGCGATCACTGCTGCAAATCTGTTTTAATTTTATGATTAAATAATATATTAAGTTTTTGAGAGAACAAAAAGATGGCCTCAATTAAAAGTATTAATTTACTACCAGAAATATTTAGATCCGATACCAACAAGAAATTTTTGGCTGCAACGGTTGATCAGTTGATTTCAGAACCTGGTCTTAAAAAAATTGACGGATTTGTAGGACGTAAATTTGCTCCAACTTTCAAATACAATGATTCTTATATAGAAGAACCCACACAAGACAGACAAAATTATCAGCTTGAAGCCAGTTTTGTAGTTCAGGATCAAAACAAAAATGTAGAATTTTATTCTAGCTATATTGATCTGATTCAAAAAATTAATTATTACAGTGGACTGACCAATGATCACAGTAGATTGTTTGAAAACGAAAGCTACAACTTTAATGGTTTGTTTGATTTTGATAAATTTGTTAATTTCAATCAATACTATTGGCTCCCTGATGGTCCTCCGGAAGTAGCAGTAAGTGCCAGTGCTATTACAGAAGTATTAAATTTTTCTGTGCTTCGCGACACAAAACAAACAGCTTATACATTTTCTAATGACGCCAGAGATCCTAATCCTGTTCTTACTTTAATCAAAGGCAATACCTATAGGTTCACATTAAATCAGCCAGGTAATGGATTTTGGATTCAAACCGAGCCAGGCAAAACTGGCACCAGATCAACTGAAGCCGAAGCTTTATCAAGAGAAGTATTTGGTGTTGAAAACAACGGCGAAGACAGTGGTGTCGTGGTGTTCTCTGTACCAGCATCAACTGCACAAGACGACGAACGATTTGCATCAAGAATAGCCACAGTAAACTATGCTACAGACTTGCCGTATGCCAGAGTTCAGAATCACCTTCTCACAATAATTAAACAAGCAGGCGGGATTGATGGCGCTACTGCTAGGTCTTTAAATGGATCTACTTTGATATTTCTTTCAAGGTCAGACAACGATACTGATTGGACAGACAAAGGTACCTTTGATTTTGATAGATACGATCAAGGATCACCTTATGTTGATGGCACGTACGAACAAGGTGATCTATTAGAAGCATCAAAAAGATATGACATTTTTCGTATTAGAATAACAAATGTAGGAACCAATAATGGTTTAGTGCAACTGGAGCATCTGCAATCTGTAAACACCAATGAAAAAGTTTATGTTAGTGGAGGCACTAATAATGCTGGCGTTGAATTTATAAAAAATGCTGAGGGCTATTGGGAGAGGGTGAAACAAATTACATCTCCTCTTACAGAATTGTATTACCAAGATGCCAACAGCGACAGCTACAGCGGTGTTATTAAACTTATTGAGCCTACTGATGCACGATTGGATGTTGAAGGAGTAATTCTTGGCAGAAAAAACTACACAAGTCCAAACGGTGTAAGATTTACCAACGGATTAAAAATACGATTTGACAGTACTGCATTTCCTAGCGAGTATGCGAATAGTGTGTATATTGTTGAAGGTGTAGGTAAAAGCATACGATTGGTTGGTACCGGAAATCTCACAGTGCCAGAAGACTATGCGCTAAACGATAATCTTGCCACCCCTGACTATATCACAGTGTCAAGAGGAAGTAAAGATCTAAATGCATGGAGTAGAAGCAACCGTTGGTTCCACAGCGAATTGATTGAATTGGCAGCCCAATACAATAATGACCCAAATCTTTTGCTTGATACTCCAGTAAGAGCAGTACGTCCAATTATTGAATTTGAATCAGATCTATATCTGTTCAATTACGGACAAAGATCCAAAGCACCAGTAGATGTGTTGGATTATACAATCACAGATGCGTTTAAAGAAGTTGAAGGCAAAGAAACTTATGTGATCACTTTGCCTAATAATGTGTCACGTCCATTAACTGATGGCACAAGAATAATATTTGCTGCTGATAAAAATCCTGAAGTTAGAAATAAAATTTTTAAAGTAACGTTTATTTCTATTGCAGACAGAACACAGATTCATTTGGTTAGCGAAAATACCGAGCTGTTGCCTACTTACACAGTGTCTTCTACACAGATAATAGAAGATACCACAGTGGCTTTTATAGGCGGAAATCCAGATTTTCCTGCCACTGCTACACTTATTGTGGATCCTGTTACTGGTGAAATACAAGATTTAGTTTTTAGCAATGTTGGCGTTAATTACAGAAGCATCCCAGAAGTTGGTTTTGTTGGTGGTGGCGCAGGGGTCGGAGCAGAAATCACAGTCACAGTTGAAAACGGATCAATCAGCGATTACCAAATTGTTTCAAGAGGTATAGACTACTCAGTCGCTCCTTTATATGATTTTGTCCCTACAGTAACTTTCTCTAGACCTGTGCCCAGCATTGGCGCAGTACAAGCCACAGGTACGGCAGTAATGGAACCTACCAGTGTAGACAATATTACTGTAGGCTACAGAGGATTAAATTTTGTCGCAGATCCATATGTTAAAATTGATACCCCTAACACACAAGATGCACGTATTGATCCTGTGTATTCTGCCTACAAGCATGTGGATTATGTGCGTATCACCAGCAGTGGATCGGGCATTGGAACCATAGCCACGGCCAATATTGGTAGTCCTAATAGCCTAGAAAAATTAACAGTTTACGCAAACGCAGCTACTTTTACCAGCAACATCATTGTACTAGATAATACCACCGGACTGGCAGCCGGGCAATTGATTTACGGCAGCGGAATCACCGGCGGCACAGTTATTAACAATGTGCTAGGTGCAAACTCAATTTTAATTTCTAGTCCTGCGTCATTGTCAAATGATGTACAGTTGGTTTTTAAAGCATCTGAAGCAACAGCAGTAACTCTTAGAGCTGTGTATGGAAATAGCGCAGTTTTCAGTACTCAGTTGTTATCTTTAAATTCTGTCACAGGACTTGCTACTGGATATAAAATCTATGGCGACGGTGTGCCAGTGGACGCCACAGTTGACGATATTTTTGGCAACTTGGTGGTAAAAATTTCAGACTTGGTACAAGTTCAAAACAATCGTAATTTTATTTTTAAACCAGCCGGGGTTCAAACTGCAACTGTGGTGGCCACTTCTAGAAATAGTACAACCGTTACTGTTGATAATAGCAATGTGGCCGGAATTGACATGTACATCACTGGCGGGGCACTGCCACTTGACATTGCAAATATTGAAATTGATAACCCGGTAATTCTTACTACCACTGATGCACACAATCTGATTGACGGTGACGAAATCACCATCAGAGGTGTACTAGGCACAGTTGAGATGAATAACAATACCTATTGGGTAGAAATCGTTGATCCTTTTACACTGCGTTTGTATGCAGACGAAGCACGTTCTGTAACCCTTGACGGTAGAAATTATACCACATATATCAGTGGGGGTGTTGCGGCAGCTTTTACAATTGAATCAGATATAAAAGTTGTACAATTGTTGGATGAAAATCGTGTGGTGCTATCAAGACCGGTAAGCGTAAAAGTTGGCACTACTGTGGCTTTTGTGGGACGGCGAGCACAAGCCACAGTTTACACAGACGGTAGTGAAGCTTATGCAATCGCTGTAACTGACCCTGGTGCAGGTTACACCTCTGTTCCATCTATTACCATCTCCCCTTCAGGCATTTCAGAAGCAACTGCCACGGTTGTACTCAATAACGATGTACTTGAGTATTTTAAAGTGGTTTCGGCCGGCTCCGGATATCAAATCAATCAAGATCTAACTACCAGCATTATTACTAGCGCCACTTTAACCACAGCGTCTACTACATCATATCAAAGTAATACACTGATTGTAACCAATATACCCGAAGCTACTTATGTTAAAGAAGATTGGTTGGTTTTTCTAGTAGTAGAAGAAAATGAAAATATCAGTTATAGAGATTTTTCAAGAGTTCCGTACGTAAGCACAGATATTACTGGACCAAATTCCAATTTATATCAGTATTATATGGATGTGGCACTGACACAGGCCAACATTCTTAAAGTAACTGGAGTACAAGAAGTTCTTGATAGTAATCTTGAAACGCAGTATGAAATCACTCTTGATGGTATCATTGACAGTTTGGATTCAGACGGCGAACCAATTGACTTACCGGCAGGTACAAAAATCTTTATCACAGCCAAAAATAGATTTTTTGTTGAAGGATTCTTTGGTGACAATAATCCTATTGGAGATGTCAAGAGTAATTATTTTATAAAACAACCAGTAAACAACACTTCTTTGGTTGTGCTTGAAGATGTCACTGGATTGCAAAAAGGAATGTTGATAAACGACCTTGCTGACTCTCTTGGTGAAGGTTTGATTATTGAAACTGTAAATGCGGTTAGTAACGAAATCACTTTAAACAGAAGAATAAATGCAGCAGCAGGACTAGCATTACAAGCATCAACTGCCACTGCGGCAACTGTTAATCTTAACCCAAGTAAAATTCAAGCAATTGCAGTTGACAACATTGGCGCAGAATACACTTCAGCTCCCCTAATCACAGTTGAACCAGCTGTGCCGTCGGTGGTAAAGTTAGCATCCAGTTTTGGTACAGATAGACTCTTGGTATCTGACCTAGATGGTATAATTGTTGGCATGACGGTAACCAGCGAGTATAACACATCCGGCAATGGAGTAACCACTGGCTCTATTGTACCAAAAGTAATTGGAGTAGATACTATTCAAATTGGTGCTGCTGTATTTGAATATTATGTAATATTAAATCAAGTTCAGCCAGAATTTGCTGGACTGCTGGTTACATTTAATTATGCTACCAAAGCCATAGCTCTCATAGCAGATGCACGATCAAGAGTGGTCAATACTAATGATGTAACTCCTGATACTTATGAAAGCGATGATACGGTTATTGTGTCTCTACCAACCACCGGACAAAATGCAATTAAACAAAAACAAATTGGAGTAAATGTTTACAATCAATATTGGTACACAGGCGAAGAATGGGTTCCTGCACAGCAAAAAACATCTTACAATCAATCACCTTTGTTTGATCTGTTTAACGACGACGGAGTTTCTATTTCTGATACTGCGGCATTCCTTGGGTCTAAATTTGAAGGGACAAAGATATTTTCCTATCTTGAAGGCACTGGTCAAAGAGACGCAGCATTAGGATTTTCATTAAGTTATAAAAATTTCCAAAATGTTGGAGATATTGTTTTTGCAAACAATTATGATACTGATAGTTTTGCTTTTATTGAGAACAAACTGTCTACATCATTACCTCTAAACCAATTTTTATTCAAACAAAAAACAGACAGTGGATTTGTTTATAGAAATATTTGGAAAAAAACCGCAGAAAAAACCAAACAATATCAAATTATTACAAAATTTTTTGATGGAAATACAAATTACTTCCAAATAGACATTGACCCTAATGCTAGTGAAACTATTCCTTATCTGAAAGTTTATGTTGATAACAGACTGTTAGCAGAATCTTCATACACAGTTACAAAGTATGAACAACTGGATGTGATAGTAATTGATGAGTCTGAATTAAGTTTTGACCCGCCAAGCAAGGTTGATATTTTAATTTTTAGTTCTAGTGTTTCGGAGCTGGGTTATTATCAACTGCCATTAAACATTGATTTAAACACCGAAAATAAAAATTTTAACACACTGACTCTTGGACAACTAAGACAACATCTAGTGGCAATGAGTCAAAACAACTACGGATTGTCTGGCAATATTTTAGCTAAAAATAATCTTAGAGACCTTGAAATTAAAGATTGGACCGGTTGCATTTTACAACATGCTTCTCCAGCGATGTACAGTGGACTGGCATTCGGAGATCAAGGTTTTGAATTCGTTGAAGCTATTGAATATGCTCAAAAAGAGTACACCAAATTTAAAAATAAATTTTTAGATCAAGCTCTAAAAGTTGAGATAAACGTAAGCAATATTCCTGAAGCAGTTGACAAGGTAATGGAAGTGGTAAATCTGGGTAAAAACACCACCATGCCCTGGTACGACAGTGACATGATTCCCTATGGCAAGGCCTTTACAAATAGCAGAATTCCAGTAGTTGATATTAGGCAGTTAAGATATCAAATTCCAAGTTTGTATAATGACACCGTGCCAAGCAGACGTAGTGTATTGGTGTATCTAGGAGATACTGCCACAGGCACCTATGTACAGTTGGCAAAAAATAAAGATTTTACTTTTAATCAAACCATTGCTGCGATTGACTTATCTGAAACAGTGTCTTTAACCTATACATCATACATTGAATTGATTGATAGACCTAGCACAGTAGGAAGTTATGTGCCTGAAACACCTAGCAAACTGGGACTGTATCCAAGTTATGTTCCAAGAATGTTCGTTGATGATAGCTACCAAACTCCAAGACAAGTGATACAAGGGCATGACGGTAGTATCATGCCAGCCTTTGGGGACTATAGAGACGATCTACTATTGGAACTTGAATTAAGAATTTACAACAATATCAAGGTAAGATATACCAATACCATATTGGACATAGTTGATAGTATTCCTGGTAAATTCAGGAAAATAAACTACTCTCTAGCAGAATTCAACCAACTACTGTCAAGAAATTTCTTACGTTGGGTTGGAATTAATTCGGTTAATTATTCTACAAACGATACCTTCCAAAGTAACAATGCATGGACCTGGAACTACAAGTTCTTGAAAGATAGCAATGGCGAATTTCTACCAGGGTTCTGGAGAGGAATTTATTTCTATTATTTTGATACGGATCGGCCACATCTTGCACCTTGGGAAATGTTGGGATTTTACGAACAACCAAGCTGGTGGGAAGATCGTTATGGTCCAGCACCGTACACCGGTACAAACACTGTACTGTGGGATGATCTAGAACTAGGCTTTATTGCACAAGGCACCAGACAAGGTGTTGACTCTAGATTTGCTAGACCAGGATTATCACGATATATTCCAGTTGATGAGTATGGTCAACTAAAAAGCCCAGAAAAATTTGCTCCGGCGAGTTTTGATGCAACACGATTAAGTTCTGGTTGGGCGATCGGAGATCAAGGTCCAGTTGAAACAGCCTGGAGAAGAAGCAGCGAATATCCGTACGCACTTCAGGTTGCCATAGCACTAAGTAGACCAGCGTTTTATTTTGGATCTCTCATGAATACTGTTGGGTATCTGCGCAACAGTAATATAGATCAATTGGTGCTGTCAGATACCAAACAAAGAATCAACAAAGACAATTTTGTAATACCTGATGATGGACTGAATTCAGGAGTGGTGACTTTAACCGCAGGATACATCAACTGGGTAAGAGATTGGTTCACAAACAAAGCCATAGACGGAACAGCCAAGATTACTAGTCTTGTGAGAAATCTTGAAGTAAAGCTCAGTTATAAGATGGCCGGTTATAGCGACAACAACTTCCTTACTGTGGTTGCAGATCAAAGTTCTCCAGTGAGCAGAGCCAGCAGCATAATTTTACCTCCAGAAAATTATAAAATTTTCTTAAACAAATCTGCTCCTGTAGAAAAAATTTCTTACAGTGCAGTGGTTATTGAAAGAACTGCTACAGGCTTTGCAGTACGTGGGTATGATCTAGAACAACCATATTTCACAATAATTCCTAGCAAGCGTAATAATAATGCGTTCTCTATAAGTGCCATTGAAGAAACTGCAATTATCTATAGAGATTTTGAATTTACCAAAGTAATTGTTCCTTATGGATTTGAATTTGCCACGAAGCAACAGGTTGTGGATTTTCTAATCAGTTATGGTAGATATTTAACTGCGCAGGGTTTGGTGTTTGATACCTTTAATGCCGATCTTGAAACAAAACAGACCTGGATTTTAAGTGCGCAGGAATTTCTAGTGTGGAGCCAACAAGGTTGGGCCAGCGGCAATCTTTTGGTATTAAGTCCAGTATTCAACAGTATCAAAATTATTAACACTGCTGGTGTGGTTGATCATGTGGTTAATTCCATAAGTGCAAGTAAAATTCTTGATCAAAATTTTAATATAATCAAGAACAGTCAGTTTTCAGTATTGCGAGATGATAATGTTTTCCAAATAACCTCTGTGTTTGGGCATACCATCGGATTGGCCGTGTTTAATCTTGTGCAATACGAACATGTGTTGTTGATGGATAATAACACCGTGTTCGGAGATATTATCTATCAACCTGAACTTGGAAACAGACAGTACCGTTTACGACTGATAGGAAACAAAACCAATAACTGGACTGGTCAGTTGAATCCTGGTGGATTTATTTACAATAACGATATTATTGATGAATGGCAGCCTGGTAGAAACTATAGAAAAAGTGCGTTGGTTAGTTTTAAAGAAAAGTTTTATTTTGCAATTAGCGAAGTACCTGCTTCGGTAGAATTTGATTTTACCTATTGGAGCAACATTGATAAATCAAAGATCAAAACAGGACTGTTACCAAACTTTTCTTATAATGCTGAAAAATTCAACAATGTCTATAACATTGATGACACTGTTGCAGATGCTGCACTTGACAGTTTAAGTTCAGGTATAACTGGTTTTAGAGAAAGATCATATTTTCAGGACTTTAAACTTGACAATGTGAGTCAGACTAAATTTTATCAAGGGTACATCAAACAAAAAGGTTCTATTAATGCGATTGACGCATTAACCACCGCACGGTTTAATAATCTTTTTAGTAATATCGAACTGTATGAAGAATGGGCTCTAAGAGTAGGCGATTATGGTGCTTTGGGCAGCGACCAGGCTGTGGAGTTTCAACTACTAGAACAAGACTTAAAAAATAACCCATCAACACTGGTTCTAAAAAACAAAACCGATCCAGATCAAGAAGGACTGATTAATGTAGAGATTGGACAGTTGTACTATGCACCAGATAATTTCATTGACAAGAATGTTATTTCTCTAAGACAAGATGTTAAGACCAGAGTATCTGATGCAGTAACCGCTGGGTATCCTAGACTTGATGACGTTGATGCAACAATTTTTGATATCACAGACTATGCCAGCTATGCAGATCTTGTGAACATAATAGGCGCTGGATTTAAAATTTGGGTAGCCAGAGACTTTAATAAAGATTGGAATGTTTACAGAGTAAATGAAACTGATGTTTTGATAAACCAGTTTCAAATTGGACTGGACAACAGAATAACTGTAACCACTAATGTTCCGCATGGTCTCGTAGCAGGCACCGTTATAATTGTGAAAAATTTTGATACTGATTACAACGGTTTCTACCAGGTAATAGCAGTAACCAATAATGATCAGTTTGTGGTAGAAGGATATCAAAATCTACAGAGACTGCGTTCTCAGCAATTTGTTGATGGCACCGGAGTGTTACTTTCTCTAACATCAGTAAGATTTTCAAGAATAAATCAATTGGTAAACTTTGTGCCTAGACACGGCTGGAGAGACAAGGACAAGATTTGGGTTGATAATGATGTAGGCGACAAACTATGGGCAGTGTTTGAGAAGAACGCAGGTTGGAGCTTTGACAAAATTTTGCCTTTGCGAGAAGGAGAAGCACAGTCGCAACAGGGGTACGGCGAAGCCATCGCTATTAACAATGATCAAAAAATTGTGATCAGTGGTGCCAAAGATTATTCAGATGGCGGAGTTTCTGGACTGAGAGTCTTAAACCCTGGATTTTTGTATGATGTTCCTGAAGCAACTTTTAGTTCTCCGGACTTAGAAAATGGAAAAACCGTTACAGCCACATTGGACACAGAATCTGGTACTTTGTTGACAGCAAGACTGACTGCCGCAGGAAGTGATTATGATCTGCTGCCTAATATTGAAATTGTTGATTTTAATCTTGCTGTTACTTCAGCAAACACTTATCAAAGCAATACCATTCCTATATCTTCACTTAGTGTAAGTGTTACCAAATTGGTATATTCTGATGTAGTAGATTCTAAGAGTGTGATATTAGCCAACTCAAATGACATTTGGGTAGGCGACACAGTTACAGGCAGCGACGGCGCAGGTAACACTGTGGCAGCGGCAATAGTGGCAAATATCAATTACTCAAGTAACACAATTACTTTAACTGATAGTATCACATGGTCTATTGTCAATTCGCAATCTCTTACTTTCACACATTCTAGAGTGTTTTTAAATGATATTGTGACTGGTACTGATGCCACCGGCAATGTGATTCCAGAGAATACAAAAATCACTGCTATCAACACTTTAACAAACACAGTTGAAACAGGCCCGATACTGATTAATTTTGATGGCGGGTCTACACTGAGTTTTTCGCGTGGTACCGGCGGTAACGTACAGGCAAGATTGTCTCCAACATTTATTTCAAGTGTGGAAGTAATAAACGGAGGCAGCGGATTTGTTACTCCGCCAATTGTGGAAATTGTTGGCGGTGGCGGAACTGGTGCACAAATAATAGTGAATTTGGTAACCACCGGCGCAGGAACAGGCTCTATTAGCTCCTGCACTATCCTGAACCCAGGTACTGGCTTTACCCTACCACCTGAAATAAATCTTATTACAACCAATGCCAATCATGGAGCGATTCTTAGAGTGAAGCTAGCTCCTAGTGGAGTAGAGAACCTGGTGGTGGCGGCTGCCGGACAAGATTATCGCTTTCCTAGATTGCAGTTTTCTACGGTATCTGGCGGTGCTGGATCAGGTGCCGCCGGTAATGTTAATGTTACTAACGGATCTGTGACTATCGCTCGACTTAGAGAATTCGGGCAAGGATACTCAGACACCCCCACAGTGATAATTACAGATTCTGTTGGGAATGGTGCTGGGTGCGAATTGGAGATCGTAAGAACCACTGGAGCGGTAAGAACCTTTCAACTAGAGGAAGGCAGTTTCACTCAAGTGCAAAATCTAAGTGCATTTGGTCTTGATGCTGAAGAATTTGGATTCACGTTAGATCTAGGTAGTGCATATGGATTTGTTGGAGCTCCTGGAAGTTTTAATCAACAAGGTGCAGTGTTAATATCCAAGAGTACTGGTTCTAACTGGATATCTCAACAGGTATTAAATCCTGCCGACCTTGAAAACAATGATAGATTTGGACATGCATTGGTTGTGTCGGATGACGAAAACTGGTTATATGTTGGTGCACCGGGTGCAAACAAAGTTTATGTGTATACTGCTAAAACCACATCAACTAATCAGCAGAAAATAGAAATTATAACCAACCAAATCAGTTATATTACCAATTATGTTTTGGTTAAAACCAGCGCAGAAGTAAAAGTTGTAGGCGACTCTGGTAAACTATACGAACCAGATTTTGATTATACCGTGATAGCAGGTGTATTGACCTTTAGAAATTTTGGAACCATTGAAAACGAAAAATTCCTATACCTATCACAGATATATCCTACAACTGCTATCACACCAACGGTGATTAGAGGAATTTTGCAAACTTCCTATGTACTGGCTACCACTCCTGTAGAAATTGAGCAGATAAACGTGGTAGGTGCTACTGGTAGAATCTTTATTCCAGATCTTGATTACACCTTGACTGGAGTTACACTGAATTTCCTTAATGATGATTTTGCCACCGAGGCTAGTTTGGCTGTGAATGTGTTAACCAAGTATTATATTTTGGTTACCACACTTGAACCAACAGATCAGGTTATCTGGGAAGACGGGGTACAATTTAACAGTGTAGCAAGGCAACTGTTAGCAGCCACAGTAAACACCTATGGTGCAATGGTCGCTGGTAGTTATCAGGTTGGCGATATTATTAAAGTTTTGAATACTGATGGAGCCAGTGCAGGATCATATCAGTTGTATAAAAAACTTGCTGGCGGTGCTTTTGCTTTGCAAGGAACCGAAAATCGCAAGGTAACTAGGGGAGTGGCAAAATTTGGCTGGTCACTGGCTATAGATAAAGAAGGATACCAAGTGGTCGTAGGAGCTCCTCAAGCAGGCGCAACTGATAACGACACTGACATCATTAGAGTAGGTAAAATTTATATCTTTGACCGAGAGTACCAGGTGTTTGTTGGTTCAGTTGCAACAAACACCAATACTTATAAAACCTTGAGAGATATTGTAGGAGTTACAAAAATAACCATTGACGGGTTTGAACTTGTTCAAGGAATTGATTATCAAGTAGGATCTATAGGACAATCTGGAATCTCCAATATTGTGCTTATTGACGGCGGCGCAAATTATGTCAGCGCACCAACTGTGGTTATTTCTGGCGGCGGCGGAACCGGAGCCACTGCTTCTGCTAGCATTGATGTTACTACAGGTAAGGTCACAGGCATTGTGGTGAATAATGCCGGTTCTGGTTACACATCGGTGCCTACTGTGGTTTTATCTGGCGGCGGTCCGGTTGACCCGGAAGATGTGGCTACTGCTTATGTGGTCCTGCCTGAACAAACCGCAATTACATTTACAACTGCTCCACAAAGCGGTGCTAAGATAAAAGTTGATGTGAATCAATTTGGGCTGATCCAAAAGATAGAAAATCCTGACATAGTCAAGGACAGTTATTTTGGCCAAAGCGTAGCAATTGACCAGTCAAGAAAAAATATATTTGTTGGTGCCCCTGGTTACAGAGACATTGATTACTATAACGGAAAAGTATACCGATTTGTTAATAGACCATTGGCATTCGGTAAAGAAATTGGAGATAATGCCAGCATCACAGTTTTACAAGGCGATTATATTAGAATAAATGACATTCCTGTGGTATTCCAGGAAAGTGATGGTAACAGTGAAAAGGTTGTTAAAGATATTAACAACCGAAACATAACCGGTTTGTTTGCTCGCACCGATGGCGTGAGCAATCTAGAATTTTTATCTGATCTTGGTATTCCTTTAAGAGGATCGGGCTATTTTGAGTCCAATGTGTCTATAGTGATAGGCGATCCGGACCAAATTGAAGACGCTGTTACGGCCACAGTAGGTAACATTACATTGTTTGCGAACGGAGCTATCAACGGATTTGAAATTACCAACAGAGGTAGTGGATATACTTTTGCTCCTACAGTAACAATAACTGGTGCGAACACCGTGTTGGCCAGAATGTCATCAACTATCGGGGCGTCTCAAATTACTGTGCTGGCTAATGCAACTGCTAAATCAAACAGCATCAACATATTGCCTGGCGCAGGTACTGCACTACAAGATATAGGGTTCTCTATCTATACACCAGTTCAAGAATTCACACATCCGGATCTTGGTGCTCCGGAAAGATTTGGTACTCTTATTAAACTGGATAATGCAACTGGAGAAACTTTACTGGTATCTAGTGAAGGCGGCGTTACTCTTAAGAAAAGCACATTTGATAATCAAGCAACAGTTTTTGACAAAGACACTACAAGATTTATTGATCTTTTGAAAAACTCTGGAGCTGTTTACATTTATGACTACCTGCCGATTCCAAACGAGACTATAAATTCGCCAAGCCAATATCTATACAACCAGGTATTACAGAATAGTAATATTTTCTTTGACGACAATTTTGGCTCTGGAATTGAAATAAGAAACAACTGGATCATTGTGGGTGCTACCAAGAGCGATTACTATAATGAAAATGCAGGACTGTTGCATCTCTTTGTCAACGCCAACAATCAAAAAGGCTGGAGCAAATTAAGATCAAGAACAGACAAAGTTGACATTGATTACATTAATCAAGGATTTTTATACAATCGCAAGAGTCAAACCATTGTTACAGATCTTGATTATTTTGATCCAGTTAAGGGCAAGATACTAGGAATAGCCGATCAAGATTTAGATTATAAAACTATCTATGATCCGGCAGTTTACAATAGAGGTAATGGAACCACTCAAACATTTGATGAAAACAGCGTTTGGAATGATTTGCAAGTGGGTAAAACCTGGTGGAACCTAGACAAATGTAGATATATTGATTATGAGCAAGGAGACCTATCATACAGAACAACCTTCTGGGGAGAATTATTTCCAGGCAGTGAAGTAGAAGTATGCGAGTGGGTTGACAGCTACGTGCTGCCTAGTGAGTATCAAACCTTGATTGGTAATGGTGAAGCATTGTATGCTGATGACAGTGCTTATGTAGAATTTAACTTTTTAGACAATCAGTCAGGGTTAATACGTACCAAATATTATTATTGGGTTAAAAACAAAATCACAGTAGACACAGTAAGAACCAAACGAACAAACAGTGTGGCATCGTTGGCAAAAATTATTGCAGATCCAAAAAGTCAAAATCTGCCTTACTTTGCTGTGGTTGCCGCTAATGCATTCAGTTTATACAATGTAAACAGATATTTGTTAGCTGACGAAATAATTTTCAAAATAGATTATGGCATTACTGTAAATGAAAATATTGCGCACAGTGAATATGAACTGGTTCAGCAAGGAAACGCACTCAGTCCAATACCTGAAAAATATATTAATAAACTGATTGATAGCCTTGCAGGGGAAAATATTGTCGGCGAGGTAATACCTGACCTATCCTTGAGAGAAAGCACACGTTATGGTGTTTCTCTTCGTCCTCGTCAGAGCATGATTAAAGATACCATAAAGGCCACAGAAGTATTTGTTAATTATGTGAATCGTTTTCTTAAGGATCAGTTGATTGTAAAATATAAAGATTTAAGTATCTTAAAAAATGCAGAACCAATACCGCCAGATGCTGCTGGTTTTTACAATCTTATTGTTGACACCAAAGACGAACTTCTATATATCCAGACAGAAGAACTGCAAGCAGGGTACAAAGTATTAGTAAGATCTGACTCAGATTACGAAGCCTACTGGACCATATACGAGTATACTCCAGATTCTGACTACGATATTTGGTCGTTGATAAGAATTCAAAGTTACGACAGCAGTCGTTATTGGTATTACGACAATTGGTATGCCAGCGGGTATAACGAAACAACCACGATTGATTATATTGTTCCAGAATTCAAGGATACAGTTACACTGACCTTGGTGCCAGGAAACGTGATAAAAGTACTTGATGACGGAAACGGACAGTTTGAATTGTATGTGACCAATGCAGATTTATCATTAACTGTGATTGGAGTTGAAAATGGAACCATACAAATCAGTGCCGCACTTTATGATTACGACCTAAGTCTTGTTGGGTTTGATAATGCTCCGTTTGACACTGTTGGATTTGCTAAAACTATTGCATTAGAATTAAGAAATATTGTACAAGGATTGATTGCCGGAATATTCACAGACACAGATATTATACAGATAAACAAGTTGTTCTTCACATTGATCAACTATATTTTGAGCGAACAAAGATCTTTAGATTGGTTGATCAAGACCAGTCTGGTTTCGGTAGTACACAAGATACGTAAACTAGAAACCTTTTCGTCGTATATCCGGGATGAGCAAGATTACTTTGAAAACTATATCAATGAAGTAAAACCATACAGAACCCAACTGCGCAATTATCTTTTGGATTATGAAGGACTTGACACTGTAAATGCCAATGCTACAGATTTTGATTTACCAAGCATTTATGATGTAGACCAACAAAAATATCGCACACTTGACATAAACAGCTCAACAGATGCAAATTTAATTGCCAATAGTTATGCAGTTAATTGGTCAACCAATTACAAATATGTGCTAGAGTCCGTGATTGTGGTCAGTCCTGGCGAAGGTTATGTAAGAGCTCCTAGTGTGTTCATAACCGGTGGCGGCGGCACCGGTGCTACAGCAGTAGCCACTATTGACAATAGCACAGGACAAGTGATTGAAATTGATTTAGTGAACAGAGGAACTGGTTACACAAGTCAGCCTATTGTGACTATTGAAGGTGGCGGCGGATTTGGTGCTAGAGCATATACAGTATTGTCAAGCATTGGAGGTGATGTTTCATCTAGTACTGTGAATAAAACTGTTAGAAATATTAAAACCTTGATAAGTTTTGATAGAGTAACTTATGCTTCGCAAGTGATCAAGTGGAAACCTTATACTACCTATCACACGGATGATATCGTAGTGGTGCCTGACGTTACTTCGGTATTCTTCAATAATTTACCAGATCAGTCATTACCAAGGTACAATTATGCTTATAAAATATTGAAAACAGTACTAGGATCAGGAACACTTGATTTGAATCTGTTCAATGATTCGTCTGTGGTGCAAAAACTGTCAGGGGTTGATATTGACAATGCCATTGACAGAATTGCAGTGTACAATCAACCTGGAAGTCCTGATATTGCGACCTTGTACAGCAGCCCTGACAGCCAACGATTGGATGCAAGCAACACAAATGAAGCTGCTATTAGTCAAAACAATGAATGGAACAAGGTTCTGCACAGCGGTGGCGTTGCTTATCTGCATGAATATCAATATCTAGCAATTGGAAATAGATCTTTACTGGCTGTGAGTCAAACAGGCGAAACCTGGACTTATGTGCCTGTAAGAGAAAATGACATTGATCTTAGAGACGGGTGCTTTTTTGACGGTAATGTATGGATAGCGGTAGGTAATCAGGGCAGCTTGTTAACCTCAACAAATGCGTTGACTTGGACCAAAGAACAAGTTACTGAATTTAAATTCAGTCCAGACGCTAACAATCCTGAAGGTGCTGTACAACAAAATGCAAATCAAGTGGTGGACTTTGTGGGAGTAGTAGCGGTATCAACCACACGATCAAACTATGTAATAGCTGTAGGTAATGGAAACAGTATTTTAGTGAATCCATATGATACATCAGATGATGTTGCGCAAGGTTGGTATAGTGCTAAACCGCAGCCAAACATTTTTGCTTCTCCAAGACAACTCTTAACAGTGCATGCTGTAGACTTTGGTACCTTAACTGATAATAATGGTACGCAATACACCGTGGATCTTCAATCGTCTGGTTACTTTACGTCAGGTACTCAGTCCTTAATGAAACAGGGGTTTGTGATTATTGGCGGAGTAAACGGAAACATGTTTATTACCAGTTACAATCGTTTAGACGATTTGATTCAAGGATATGCCAAGTCCTATAATTATGATTCTGGTAAACTTACCGATCAGTCTTATCCATGGATCTCTATGGCGGTTCCAGCTGAAATAAGAGGTCAAGGCGACGGAACGTCAGGAGAACAAATCAACGGTATAGCAGTTAGCACCACATTTGACAGGTATATTGTGGCAGTTGGATCTGCAGGCACATTGCTTTGGAACAGAATTGACAGTCCTCTTGAAGTACAAAATGGAACAGCAGATCTTGCAAGTGACACCATTGGAAAAACTGTAGTGGATCATGGAATTTATGTGTATAAGAATTTTAGATATTTTAACGCAGATAATTTTGTTAGTCCACTAACTCCAAGTGCGCTGGAAAAAATTGATTTTACAGACATTGCATGGGACAATGAAAAATTTGTAGTAACAGGAACTGGCAGTACCACCATCTGGGGATATCCTGGATCACAAAGCGAAGCTTACATAGAACTAGGAAATATCAATCCAATTCTATCTGCTGAAACAAGATCTGGTTCGTCTACAGAAACACTGGCTAGATGGGATGCTGTAGTATCTGCGACCTCAGTTGAAATTGTTATTAATGGATCAGCTCTTATAGGGTGGATAATTCCAGGTATGACGGTGACCTCTACACATCTACCAACAGACAGTGTGGTAACCGCAGCTAGTTACGATGCTGGTACTGACGAATGGACGGTAGATGTTGCATTTGCTTCAACATCGTTTATTTCACGAACAGGACAGAACATCAGTTTTGCCTATGTGTTTACTGAAAACATTCCGGTGGGAACCACACTAACCTTTACAGGTCCAAATAATGAAACCAAAACTCTAGTAACCAGTAGAGCTGTACTAAGAGGTGAAAACACAGTGTATGTGACAGGGTTTGATAAAGTTGCAGCCAACTGGGCTATATCCGGCACTGGCATACCAGTAGGTGCAAGAATTAAACAAATTGGCAGATTCCCTGCATTTACTTGGCAGTATGCTGAAGGAAGTGGTAGAAATCTCAATATTGATTATAACAGTATAAGTGTAAACACAACCACAGTACAAATTAATCAACCGTTTACTGCAAATATTCCTGCAGGGTCTTTAATTACTTTGTTTGATACCACAGGATTAAAATCTCAATATGTTGCTGCGCAGGCGTTGCCTAAAAATTCTAGAACTTTAGTGTTTGCAAATGCAGTAGCAATCACAACAGGCTTTACTCTAGAAGCAAATACCACTTTAGGAATTCAAGGTGGCACTAGCGTGATTGGAGCAAAACTTTATACTATTGGTGGTGTGCTGAATCATTTGGCTAAGGATATTCCTGATCTGATACCAGGAACAAGCTATAGCGGTGTAAAAGTACTCGGCCAGCCGTTTACTGAAACCGGATCTGATATATTAAGTTTAGATACCACCATCAGTAGCGAGTACGTTGATACTAATCTTGGTACTAGACCTGAAGACATTGTTATTAACGGTGGTCAATTTATTGATACATACAGTAGCCATGCACCTCAAGAACTGGTGCCTGGACAAGTGATTGACAGTTTACAAATGAATGTTTTCACTGCAAATGTGGTCAATGGTAATGTTGATTACGGTAATGTGATAGCTTACAAGATATTCACTGATTATAAAAAACCAACTGTTTATTATAGATTGAGTCAGGCAAATACCACAGTATTGGCTTCTAGTTTATCGTATGATGATACAGAAATCATAGTTGACGATGTAACAAAGCTGCCAGAGCCAAATGCAGTGCTAAATCAACCTGGATCTATATGGATCAATGCAGAACGCATTAACTATTTTGGAAGAGATGTAGGAAGAAATGCTATTACGGACATACGTAGAGGTGCTTCAAGAACCAGTATTCCATTAACACATGAAGCAGGTAGTTTGATCAGCGATGCAAGTCAGGCGCAAGAAATCACAAGAGATACGGTGTTAACCATACTGTCTGACCTTACAGTGAACAATGGATTTGATGGAACTGCTAATTCTGTAACATATCAAACCAGTATAAGCAACCAGGTACCTCAATCAAGTATTTGGCTAGAACCAGGAACATAATATGAGTGTAGTTGCAAACATAGTTGTAGCATCTTCCAATGCTAATGTTTATATAGATTCTGTAATAGGCATAGCAGTGGCCGATTGCGTTATCACTAATAGCGTGCCACGAAGTGACAATATTAGAGTTGAAAAAGTATTTGCTAGTTCAAATGTGATTCAAGTGTCTAGCAATTTGTCAACAGGTATCGGAGACACAGTTACCTTTCAAAAACTGGTATCCAATGTTGGACTGTATGCTACTAATACATTTGAAACAGTTTTTCTTAAGGTACTGCCTTCTTACAGTACCAATGTTGATCCTAGATTGCCCAAATATGATTTTTTAACTAGTAATTTAACAGCATGGAGCAATGCAGAAATAGCTGTGAGTAATATTGCTTTGTTTCCTGCCCCAAGCAGCATAACAGCCAACAGCACAGTGAGTGCCAATACCTATTTTGCCAATGGGATACAAATAAACAGTAATCTATGGATGCCGCTATCTAGCACAGTTAACGTCAATGTAGGTGATAAAATTGTTACTGCTAATATTCCTAGTACAGCAAACAGTATAGTTCAAAGAATATTTTCTAATGCTAGTGTACTAATACAAAATCTAACTGCTAACACTAATATTATTGTTTCGGCGAACGAGACTTGTTATTTTTATCCAAAAAACTTTACCATTAGAAATCTACGCACTGTTAGTTCAAACACCTTGTTAGCCAACACTCTTGTACTCACTCTTGAAACTGTGGACAATATAAAAATAGGCAGTTTAATAGCTACAGCCAACATAGTTGCTTTGGTGTCCGATGATACTCTAACCACAGTGCGTAAAATTTTTTCAGCCAACAACACTGTGATTGTACAAAATATTGATGCAAATGTTACTGTGTCCGCAGGCGAATACTTGTATTTTAGCAATAGGCCCACAGTAGGTGCTGTTAGGATTGCCAGTGAGGTAATTTGGTATGAAAAAATCTGGACAGCCAACAGCAGATTAACTGATTTAACCAGAAATGTAGGTGGGACCACCCACAGTACTATTTCTGGAAACGTATTTGCTGGTAATCTAGTGAGCATTTTAGGCTTGCGTTGAACACTTAATTACAGGATTCATTATTATGCTAAATAAGGATATGAATAAATTACCCGAAAATACGCAGCCACAGGAACCAGTTCAGCACTCACAAAAACCAAATGAACTAGGTGGTTTTGACATTTCTGGAGTCGTAAAAATATATGACCCCGAAACCAAGCAAGTTTTTGTTGAGGTTAGAACATGATAACACAAGGTTTAATCAAAGTTGAAGGTTTTGTAAAGATTTTTGATCCGCACAGCGGCGAAGTTTTTGTAGACAAGAAAAACGCTATTCATTACGAAAACATGAGCGAGGCGATTGCATTCGCACTCAGTCACAGAGATGCACAATACATGTACGAAATGCATTTTGGTAATGGTGGCAGTGCTGTGGACAGCACCGGGGTTATTACATATTTGATTCCAAACACTACCAGTGTGAATGCAACCTTGTACAACCCAACTTATTACAAGATCATTGACGATACTGATACTGATAACTCAGATCCAACTAATAATAAAATGCAAGTGCGTCATGTTCCAGGAAATCCATACAGTGATATAATTATCAGCTGCTTGCTGGATTACGGCGAACCTGCTACCCAAAGTGTGTTTGACAACAGTACTACACTAAACGATACATTTACTTTTGATGAACTGGGGATCAAGGCCAGAAGTCTTGATGAAACTTCAGGCACAGGAAAATTGTTAACACACGTGATTTTTCACCCTGTACAAAAAAGTTTGAACAGGTTGATTCAAATTGATTACACTGTGCGTATTCAGACGTTGACCAATTTGAGTGCAATAGGATAATAAAAAATGGCTTATATTATAACAAAAACCAATGGCGATGCTCTTGTAACAGTTCCAGATACTGAAAAAAACACTGATTACGGAGTTACTCTGGTCGGCAGAAACTATTCAGGTTATGGTGTTTTTCTAAATGACAACTTTGTTGCTCTTATGGAAAATTTTGCCAGCAGCACTGCTCCGGTCACACCACTTGATGGACAGCTTTGGTTTAATACCACAACAAAAAATCTAAGTCTATGGGAAGGCAATGCCTGGAAAGTAATCAGTTCAATAACCAGTAGTGAATCAGAACCTGGATCTGCAGGTAGAAAAATTGGAGATTTTTGGTTTGATAACAATACCTACCAGTTAAAAATATGGACTGGAGAAACAGTATTTCAAAGAAATGTAACAGCAAACAGCTCTGGAAATATTGCCACAATCACCAGCACCACCAGTTTACTCGCCGACGATACAGTCACACATGCCAACATCAGTTTACTTAATGATGTAAGAATCAGTCAAATTTTAAATTCAACACAGTTACGTCTAAGTGCCAACGCGAATCTAACACTAAATGATGCAATAAATTTTACTCGCGGCAGTGGTTGGTACACAGTAGGGCCTGCGTATGCTCGCGGACAAAAGATCAACGGCATTATACCCAGCACAGTAACCGATACCAACGCCACAAGTCATATCGTTGGCTTGATATATGTAGATGGTTCAATAGTTGGCACTGCAAGTAATGATTTAGAATATACTCCTGCGGTTGAATCAGCGATTTCTGGTTTTTCAACAATCAAGCCTGGTTTGCAGCTAAGATCATCCACATCAATACAAATAGTCAAGGCTGTACAAAGTTACTCGGTTGGATCTGCTGGACAGACTTTAATTCAGTTGGTTTCAAACCAAGATTTGCTAGTTGGCGATAGATACCTGTCAGCAAATGTATCAATCGGTGCTGGAGCAATAATATCTGCACTGTATCCTAATAATGCAGTAACCGTTAATACCACTACCACAGTATATGTTAATGAAGATGTGACTTTCCAACGGGGCAGTACCACTGTTGCTCTATATAATGGAACCGCCACAAACTCTCAAAAATTAGCTAATAAATCTGCTGATCTATATGCTCAATTGGACACTTATTCAAGATTCCTAGACAATGTTGATATTGAAGGCAATCTTGTGCTTGGCAGCAATATACAACTGATACAAAATCTTGGTAGCCTAACAATTAGAAATACAGTAAGCGGAGCAAATATCAGTTTTATTAGCAACGTTCCTTCAGTGGGATCAACAACCACAGTATTAAACATTGATGGCAGCGATGGATTATTAACAGTTCGCGCAGATCCTACTGCTAATCTTGGAGTTTCTACCAAGCAATATGTAGACTCCACAAAAGACATACTCACAGGATTTATTGCAAGTAATGTTGCGTCGTTGATCAATTCAGCTCCGGTGTCTCGTCAAGACTTTGGAAATGTTAGCAATATCATTGACAACGTCTATAGTAATCTAGCCACTCTTACCACAGCAGTAGGCCTACGTGCAACTATAGATAATCCTACATTTACAGGCGCACCAATTGCAACAACTGCTCCAGCAGGAACTGCAAATACACAAATTGCAACAACAGAATTTGTTACAACAAGAGCTGATGCTGATAACAATGCAATGACTGCAAATATCACAGCAGCCAATTTAGAAATTGCACTGAGAGCCACAACAGCTAGTCCGACGTTTACTGGAATCCCACTGGTTCCAAATGCAGCACCAGGAACCAACTCAAGACAAATTGCAAGTACCGCATGGGTTAACAGCACTATTGCTAATATTAACCTGGCAACCTATGCTACATTATCCAGCCCAACATTTATTAATGTTCCTAGTGCTCCAACTGCAAACATTTCAGCAAATACCACACAGTTAGCAACCACAGAGTTTGTACATAGACTACTGCCGGTGGGCATGATTATCATGTGGTATGGTAATGTTGCTACTATACCTTACGGATGGGCATTGTGCAACGGCGATTCAGGCACCCCAGATCTGCGCAATAAGTTTGTTGTTGGTGCCGGCGATACCTACAATCCAGCAGCCACTGGTGGCGCAGCAAGCGTAACAGCAACCACAGCAAACAACGGAGCTCACACGCATTCGGGTATTACTGGAAACACTGCATTAAGCATTGCTCAAATGCCAGATCATACTCATGCAGGCAGTGCCACTGTAATGACACCTAGTGGCTCGGGCCAATCTGTACATAATGCTAGCAATCAGCGAGGAACTACAACACTCACAGTTGCAAACACAGGCGGCGGGCAAGGACATACACATACTATTAGTTCAGATGGCGCACATACTCACAGTGTTGTGGTATCAACTGTGCCACCTTACTATGCACTTTGCTACATCATGAAGGTAATTTAATACCATAAATATTAGATAAATTGGAGTTTACGGAATGAGTTATAACATTATCAAAACGGACGGGACACCCTTAGCCACAGTGGCAGATGGGCAAACCAATAGCACGGCCAGTAGTTTAACGCTGATTGGTAAAAACTATGCTGGTTATGGCACGTTCCTAAACGAAAATTTCATAAGACTACTTGAAAATTTCGCCAATTCAAGCGCACCAAGCAACCCTATTGTGGGTCAGCTATGGTGGAAAAGCGACACAAGACTGTTGCAAGTTTATGATAGATTTGGTACCTGGAAAACCATAAGCGGTGCTCAAAGTTCCAGCGATGCACCGTCAAATGCTATTGCAGGGGATCTATGGTTTGATACTGTAAATCAACAGTTGAAAGTGTACAGCGGTGCCAGCTGGATTATTATTGGACCCAGCTTTACAGCTACCACAGGTACATCGGGTGCTATTGCTGACACTATTGTAGACACCAGCTTGATCAGCCACGTGGTGGTTAAGTTTTTTGTACAAAATCAATTGCTGGGAATAATGAGCAAAGATGCAGTGTTTACACCAAATTCAACACTGCCTGGATTTGCTACAGTCAAGCCTGGATTTAATTTGGCAACAGATAGAATTCCTGCATTGACTTATAACGAAAATGCAAACAATGCAGCCTATTTAGGCGGTATCATTGCCAGCAACTATTTAACCAAGACCACTCCTGTTATTGAAGCTCAGTTAGAAATTCAAAATCCTGACGGTTTGATTATTCAAGAAACTGCTGGTACAGTTGATTATTTTGAAATCAATGTTGCAGGTAACAACGTGAACTTGGCCAGTCTGTTGCGTGGAAATGGTTTAATTATTAAAACCAAGCCAGACAATGCAGGCGGTCTAAGCATCAATGCAATCACTATTGACAGAACCACTGGTCTAGTGAGTGTTAGTGCAGACCCTACAGCAGTGCTAGGTATCGCAACCAAAGGGTATGTTGACACCAATGACACTGCAATCAAAGGATTTATTGCTGCCAACGTTAATACACTGAACACAACAATTAACACACAGTCAGCAAATGCATCTTTGGTTTACAGTAATGTGCGAGTGATTCAGAGCGAGCTAGGCATAGTAGGCGGACCTTTAAGCGGATTCGCTAATACCACACCATGGACACAGATTACAGGTCCGGCAGGTTCGGGTGGTGCAAGTCAAACCATTGCAGCAAACATTGTGGCTTTATGGTCAAATGTTGCAGCAATTCATAGTAATGTACTGAGTGCAACTGGGGTTTCTCCTGCTGCTACTGCCAGTATGTTTTCTAATGTAAGAGCATTGCAGAACGGTTTAAGCAGTCTTGGAACATCAGCAATTTTACGTGATGGTACTAGAAGTGTTCAAGGAACACTGTTACCAGACACCACAGAAACCTACGACTTTGGCTCTACTAGTTTAAGATATAAAGATTTCTTTGGTCGTATAGTAAACACAACTGGTAATGTGTATTCTGGTGCTAATGTAGTGGCTGGCCAAAGTGTGGTTGCCTTGAGCTCGCTTTATACCCCATCACTAATAGCCAATGCTGCAGGTGCCACAGGCACAGTAACCGGGACTTGGACTTTAACTTCTGGATCAAGATGGCAAGCTACATACGCTGACTTAGCCGAACGTTATGCAGCTGATGCGGTATACCCAGCTGGTACAATTGTAGCTCTTGGTGGTACACATGAAGTGACACAAGAAAACACTGCACTAAGTGAAGAAGTATTTGGTGTAGTCAGTCATGACTTTGCATATCTGATGAATCAAGAAGTAGGCGACAACGATACACATCCTCCAGTTGCATTAACTGGACGAGTAAAAGTGCGTGTGATCGGCAGAGTACGTCAAGGACAGCGCATAGTAGCAGCTGGCAACGGTTGTGCTCGTGGTGCTGGTGCAGGCGAAGCCACTCCGTTCAATGTTATTGGACGAGCTATCACAGCCAAGACCAGTGACGAAGAATCACTACACGAGTGCGTGGTTAGTATTAATTAATTGATAGGACCGCGTTGGCGATCAGTAGATCGCCTTCGTGGCTTATGCTTACATTGCACAAGCAACCACTTACACGTTTGCCAAGTTCGTGCCCAAAAGAAATTAACGGTTGCCCTTTAGGTGATTTGCTTAATTGAATATTTTTCCAAACAACATCTTCGGCAATACCTGTTCCAAATGATTTAGACACAGCTTCTTTTACTGCCCACGCACGAGCAAGAAACTTGCCTTGGTCGTTGGATAATAAAAACTCTTCGTGTTCTTTTTCCGTTAGTATACGTTCTGCCAGTCGATCCTTGCGTGGCATTTCACGAAATCTTGATACGTCAACTAAGTCTATTCCTGTGCCTAAAATCATGTTTACACCTTAAAAAATTTATCTATAATCCATGCAGCAGGATCATGTTCTCCTGGCATCATGGCCTGATTATAACTGCGCATGTTGTGATGATGATTGTTGTGTAAACCTTCACCAAATTGAAATCGTTGAATCCATTTATTATTCCAACTGTTATCACCTGTGTTAAAGTTTTGATATGAGCCTGGAATTTTCCAATGACTGATTAAATTTGTAACAATGTTACCATGTAGCAAACTCCAACCAGCAGGAGATATCAATCCAAACAGCAATAATTTCCAACTGACTGTGCCGACTAATATACACAGCACGACCCAGATTGAAAAATAATTGTGATGGATAAAAGTTAACAATGAATTTTTAACAAGATGTTTTGGACTCAGACCGATAGACTTTTCATTTGCAAAATAATTTTCTCCGCGTAAAGGCCAAAGCAGCGCAGTGTGCAACCACCCGTCGCGAGGACTGTGGAGGTCTTGTGTGGTATCACTGTGCCTATGATGATAAAGATGATGGGTACTCCAGGATATTGGACTACCTTGCCCGGTTAACACACTGCCACATGCCAGTAGTATTGATCTCTTTGTCCCAGTTACAAAACTATTATGAGCAAAATATCTATGCAGACCAATTTGTAAAAAAACAAAATTGATTACCTTGGTCCAAGCAAAACTTGCGATCAACCACCACCACATGGAATATTGTACGGCAATTATTACACTAATTGGTACACTGAGCAATGCCAAGAGGTAAAACAGTCTATACTGAATATTAAATTTCATAGCGGTAATATTTATAAATATTTAGGAGGTTATATAATGAACTCAATTGAACAACAACTGCTTGAAATAGTCAAACTGCATTTTAATAAAAAGAAATTGCCTAAATTGCATCTGGATCTAACTTTTCGCAAGGATCTGGGGCTTGATAGTCTAAGCCTTACTGAATTGATTTTGGCATGCGAAGAAAAATTTGAAGTTGAAATTGATGTAGAACATCCATTAACTGCACAAGCTAAAACGTTACGCGACTTGTATAATGCTTTAGAGATGCTTATCGGTCACTTCGAATCAAGTAAATGAGCCAAGCGGTGGGGTCAAGTTCCCACCAGCGTTTGCCAAAATTACTACTGCTAGCAACTCCGTGATGATTATTATGCCAGGCTTCGCCTAGTATCAAAGGCCAAAGCCAAATCACGTTCATGCTATGATCTTTGGTTTCAAAATTACGATATCCTAATTTGGTATAATGATTTACACTGGTATTCAAAGCATAGCTGTGAAATGCAATAAAAGCTGGAAACATCACGCCCCATAACCATAACACCGGACTGATACAAATTAAAATAGCATGACTGATCCAAAAGATAGAAAGATAGTGATTGTGTGCAAAAACCACGTCTGGATCCCGCATGAGATCAACCACATACTTAGGACTCAAACTGTCCTGCTTCATTTTAAACATCCATAAAAAATAAGCATGCCAAAATCCCTGATGCGGGCTATGAGGATCACGATCGGTGTCTGACAGCCTATGATGATAGCCTCTATGTATCAATACCCAGTAGATTGGGCTGCCTTGTCCACTCATGATAGCACACCATATCATAAAACATTTACGCAATCTGCCAGTTTGGAAACTTTTATGACTAAGCAGTCTGTGATAACAAGCACTAAGTCCTAACATCATGAGTAGTATATAGCCAACGATACTATATATCCACCAATAGGTACTTGGCTCGGTGGTCAGCAGATATATTGAATAGATTCCTGCTGCTTGTATAGGTAACCATCCGCCCCACATAGGAGCCCAAAATTTTATTTTCTCGACCATTGTTCTAAAAGATTCTGATTTCCCTGATACACAATACGTTGCCAACAGCTTTCATCTGTTGCGTTATCGCACACTTGGTAACGATGATGATCATATTCAAATTCTAGGTTGTAATTGTGCTTATACTGATCCACCGTCCACTGTTGCCAATTGGGTGCTTCTCTGCTGATAAAGATTAACTCAACTTCTGTGTGTTCTTTTAACCAATTAATCTGAGAACGCAACAGATGTTCACCTTCCGGCATAAGATTACGTATAGGCCCTTCACTGTGACTCACTGACCACAATCTATTTATAATACGATAAGTGTTGGACGGCCAGCACGACCGATTTAATATACTGGCACATAGTACAGGCATACCGTACTGATTAAATGCGATGGTTAGTGCCAAACATTCATTATAAAAATGATCTTGATTATAATTTTTCCATAACGGATGATCTTGATTTCTATAATTTCGTTCTCTTAAATGTTCAAACAGTGGATCCCAAAGTGTATCGGTTCCCGGACGCCAAGTTATTGCATGCATAAATTAATTTTTGAAAATGGTTTAAAGTAAATATACGTATACTTAGTTTTCCTATTGGCATCTTTAAATTATATGAAAAATGATCATGAGTTTTACTACGAATTAATTAACGAGTTTCTTGACATTGATGCTCTAATGGATTTTTATAAGAACACCAAAGACACTGATTGGAGAATGCATCATGGATTTAGAATGTGTTTTGTTCCTCTAAATTCAATATTATGGAAAACAGCTTTTTTACAAAAACTTTTTGACAATTATAGAATAGATATAAATCTTTTTGAAGTAGATCCTTTAACGTTCTATGTCTGGCACGTTGACATTCCTAGACAGACATGTATAAATGTTTTGCTACAAGGATATGATGGCTACACTTTTTACTCGTCGCCAAAAGTCATTAACGAAAAACAAATTGGGCAGCTAAGACAGATTACAGAAGTAAAATATGCTCCAAACAAAGCATTGCTTTTGAATGTAAGAAAAGAGCATTGTGTTATGGTTAAAGAGCAAAAAAGATTATTAATGTCAATGTCGGTTTATGGAACCACATATGACGAGGTATTGAAATTCTGCAAAGAAAATAACATATAATAAAATGTTCCATTATCTTGAAAACAATTGGATGAAGTGGTATTACGACGACGACCCGTCTAACCTTTTTAGAACCAATACCAATCAAATTTTTAATATTGACTTTGAATTAGATTCTGCTCCTTGTCTGGATCTTAGAACAGAAATGATTCGCGCATGTCATAGCATTAGAGATTATTATCCAAATGATAAATTTAGTTTGATGTTGTCTGGAGGTAGCGAAAGCGAGATGCTGGTTAGAGCCTTTAAAGAGTCTGGTGTGCCTTTTGAGGTATATATTGGAAGATATGAAAACCATTTAAATATCTATGATGTGTCTTACGCGGTAGTGGCATGCGAAACTATGGGTGTTCCTTATAAATTTATTGACTTTAATACTAAAAAATTTTTTGAAAACGATGTTGTGGAGTGTAGTATAAAGGCAGAAATTACAATTCCACCAATCTTGGTTATTTTGGCATTGACTGATAAAGTGGATGGTATTCCTATACTTGGAGATGGTAACCCAGAACTTTGGAGATTTACTCCAGGGTACGAAAAGACTGGAATCTGGGCTAATGTAGAAATAGAATACGACTTTGGAAGAACCAAGTATTTTATGCGACAGAACAGAATTGGTATATCTGATTGGTTACGTTGGTCGCATAGATTATTAAAAGCCTATGCCAAAACCAAATGGTTCGGAGACTTAACATCGGATCGTATAATTGGCAAAAGAGGAGTGCATTCAACCAAAATACAGGGCTACCGGGAAGCCTGGCCAGAAATGACTAATAGAGTTAAAAAGCATGGATTTGAAGATATACATGATTATCTTTTTAATGATCTTCAAAAAGAACTTGCATTAAATTATCACGGTGGTTGTTTATATAGACAGGTAGTGCTTTCTCCAATAGACAAAATTTATTTTTAACATGAATCAACACTCTGGATACTTTGTACAAACGCCAAATTGCATTGAAGTTGATTTCGGCATGGTTCAGACCATGAAGGATCGTCAAGTAAACCAGTATGGGGATGATACAGTGCTTACCTACTTTGCAGTAGACTACAAAAAACTCACGCATCTTGTGTTTAGAGATTTTTGTAAAATACCTCCTACTTATGTAGTATATGCGGAGATTCTTGGAGGATCTCTTCTATCTCCGCATAAAGATCATAATGTGTATGCAAGTTTAAACTATTATGTTTCTGCCGGCCAGGATGAAACAATATTTTTTGAGAAAAAAGATAAAAATATAAAAGGATATCCTGCATCTGGACAAACCATGGATAATATTTTTAAAATAGAAGATCTAGATGAAATAACTAGTTTTATAGCAAATACCAACGAAACCTATTTGTTAAATGTAGAAAAAATACATTGTGTTAAAAAGTTTTCAACTCAAGTAAGATCTTTTATTGCATTTCAGTGGTGTCATAATACATACAATGAAGTTTTGGAGAATTTAATCATATGACAACTTTATGCGAAAGCATTTTAGTGGACAACGTAGAAGTTAAAATTTGGCATTCGCCACACATACATCTAAGATTGGTTCTAAGTTCAGTAATGAAAAAAATAGCAGACATGCTTGATAAAAAACAACTATTTTCTAATTTAGATTGGGGAAAATTTGGAGAATCACAAGTGGTCTGGGCCACAACACCCAACGATCTAATTATAGGTGGTATTTGTTTTTCTATAGATAAACCGCATAATATGGCACAGATTGACTTTGTGTTTACTGAAAACGAAAGTTTGTATAACGCAGAAATTAACAATCTGTGCATGGCTCATGTTAAATTAATTTCTAAAAAACTTGGATTAACTGGGATAATGCAGCACATACATGTTGATAACAAACAAGATATTCAGCTAGCACAAGATGCTGGAATGACAGCATCTTTTTATTTGTTAACTCGACCTTTGATTGATGATCATCTGTTATGACTATCTCTTTATTAGGAACTCATGCAGATAAAGCTGGAAACAATATTCATGTGTTTTTTTCTAACAATATTCCATCTACTCCGGCATGCAGTTTATTATTTAGAACATACAGAGAGTTACTAGAAAATAATCTTGGAACACAGAGATTTTATTGGGAAGAATTTTCTAAATGTTATATTATTTGGGGCGAAGACGATGATAAAAATGTTCTGAGTGGACTAGTTTTTGGATTAATAGATGGGTGGAAAGCTTCTTGTGTTTATACTGCGTTTTCGGAGCCAACAGCAAGAAATAGAGGCATCAGCAAAATATGCTTTCCTTACTATCTAGAAAAGTCTAAAGAAATTGGCGCCATTCGAACCATGAGTTGTGTGTCGGTGAATAATCAAGACGTGATTAAAAATTCAAATGGAAAGTTAGTTAGTTATTCTGGCCCCCCTCCTACAATGATAATTTTTACAACAAAAATTTAATATGTCAGTTGTTTTTATATTCCTTACCTGGACTTTTTTGCTGTATTGGATCCATAGAGCGGTTCATAAAATTCCTGTTATAAACTCGTTACATTGGGATCATCACAAATACATCAACACCCACGAAACCTTTTGGCATTGGAACAACATTTTTTTATTCAATGACACTTGGGCAAGCACTGTTGATTTATGGATTACTGAAGTGGTTCCGACTATAATTTTTAGTTACTGTACCGGCGAGTGGTGGATTTTTATTTTTTATTATGCGTGGGCTGCATTTTTACAAGAGACTGTAGAACACAACAAAAAATTTAATTGGTATCCATTTTTAACCAGCGGCAGATGGCATTTGTTGCATCATAAGAATAATAAAATAAATTTTGGATTATTTTTTCCTGTGTGGGATATACTGTTTCAAACACACAAATCTTTAAAAACTTAAAATTTCTTTTCTATATTCTTGTTTTAAGGTTCCTGCTCGTATTCTTAAATCCAGCGGCCAAGTCTGATATCCCATAAGCCAACGCATATATTCGTATGGTGGATTGGTATTCGCTAAAATTTTATATTCATCAACCCAGTGATATTTTTTAATTTCTGGAACTTGATTGTGCCAGGATGCGATCTTATTTTTCATTTTGCCCGTGGCATCGCTGGTAAAGGATGGAAAATTATCTCTAGCTAGATAGATGCAAGAACTTAGTTTTCTTTTAATAGCTTCTAAAAACATCTCGTTAATTATTTCAAGTCCATGCGTGGTATTAAAGTTAGTATAAGTCATTTTAATATTGGCATAGTATAACCAAAACCAAGTTGGAGCATGAGGGGTTTGAAACAAGGTAGTCATACTTAATAATTTACCGCTCTTAATCCATCCAATTGAATATGCCTGACTGTGACAAATACGTTCATTAAAAAATAGTACGTTATCAATACGATTGTCGTATTCGAGCCCTAGTTTCCATTGCCCTGGGTTATTATCTTTTAATTCAAGAAACAAATCTAGATGTTGACTAGTAAGACGTGTTAACATAGTTTGTACCTAACGTAATAGCGATACGTGTCAGTCCTGGTGTGATATTTGATGCATTGTGTGGAACAGACCCATCAAAGTAGTGCCATTTTTCTGGGGCAACACAATGTCTTTCGATTAAACTATGATCGTTGTTATAAAAATTAGTATAAACGTTGTCGCCACCTGTTTGAAAAATATAGTTAACTTTGAATCGTTCAGACATAAAATCTTGATGTATAACAAGATCGTTGGAAATTACATGCAAATGAAAACAAGACCCAAACTCTATTGGTATGTTTAATTTTATCCAATTCGCAAGTTCCCCATTTAGAGGGTGTAGTTTGTAAGGATCATACGATTCGCCGACAAACTTTTCCAATTCGTCGTTTGTTGTTTGAACAATCCGAGAGACCTCAGTATATAGATCTCTAGGTATAGAAGGCCAGTTTGGTAAATATTGTAAAATCATTAAGATAAATAAATTTGTAAGATATTTAGCCAACTAACTTTATTGGACAAACAATGTACACTATCAAAAATACTTATGAAAAAGAAAATGCAGATGTTTTGCTAGAACATTTTCTTGGAATAGTTGACAACGAATCAAGCATATTTTCCGATGCACGGGTAACATCCATCACATGGTTTAGATCTGAAGATAGGTCCTACGGAGAAATGTACATGACCTTTGAATCAAAAGCAGTTTTTGACTCATGGGAGGCTGAGTATCACGAAGCTCATACTGCATTCAAAGAGCATATGGAACAGTACATGGAAGATATGGGTATAGCATTTCAAAGAATTTATCTGCCAGAAAATACACAGTGGGAAGTAACAGATTCAAGATTACAAGGTCTTGAACCTATACCATTTGAACAAATCTTTGAATGATACCCGTCCCATTTGATCATACAGGGAAACCTAAACCTGAGTATGTCTGGTTGGATAAAAAAACACAATATCAATTAATTGATCTAGAAAGAAAATACAGCGATATACCCTGGGTACCTTTGGATATTCCAAGTCTTGTGCCTGATGATCTTGAAAAGTTTGTAAGATTTTTTCAAGAACATGCAATAGATGGGATAAGAACAATTTCATCTTTTGATGAGCCACATGTTGATCCGTATGATTCTTCAAGCAGTTACAATAATCCGTATTGGAAAACTTTAGAGATCTATAAATCCGAATCAGCTAAAGATTGGTTTGGCACAGATACTATAAAAAATCTTACCATTGATATTAAAGAACTTTTTCCTAAGTTCTATCAACAGATATTTGATACACTTCCTTACAAAGAAATATTTTTTATAAGGTTTTGGTCAACTTGCCGAACTGTAGGACCTCACAGAGATCAAGATTGGACATATAACGTTCCATTAAGTTTTCGTTCAGTAATTTTTGATACTAACACAGATTCTACTTTTTATCTTTCAAAGAAAAAAACAAATGATATTCAAGCACGACATTACGTAAAGCTACCAAGCGAAACAAATTCTTTTTTGTTTAACAATGGTGCATTTTACCATGGCGCTGATTATTATGATGATCATTTTAAGATTTTAATGGTGGCAAGTGGTATACCAGACATTGAAAAATTTGAAAAAATCTTGAAATCAAGTACAGAAAAATATAATCCTAGTAGATCAATTAACATTGAATCTCGGTATTTGGTATACAATATTACTTTTAAAAAAGAAAAAATTGATAACCCACATTCATGGCAAGATGTTTTTGATCTATACAAGTTATTACTTGGTTCTCCAGAGGTGGTAAATGTTGAAGAGCACCATTCTTGGGATCAGTTGAGATCTGAACTTAGGGTAATATTCTGGAATCAAGAAGAGTATTTTAAATTTTCTAAAAGAACACACGATGAATATAACAAAATAATTCAACGTTTGAATAATAATTATTTAAATCTTCCTGTTGAATTTTTTCGTTACACATCCAATGATAACTATCAAAGCGAGTTTCCTGAAACGGTCTATCCCGACGGAAACCAACTAATAAATTGGACGTTAATTCCTTTACTTAAGAAATGGGTTGTTGATAATATTATGCCACTTGGCAAAGTGCAACAGTATCTTGGCCACGGAAAATTTTCTGATACCAGTATCACCGGTTGTAGATTTTTTTACGAGCGGACCGGAAATATAGAACGTTTGGATCCTAGTAAAAAATCAATGAATGATTTTCCAGATCTAATAACATATGATTTTGAACACTCGTTACAATTTGCAATTGGAAAACAACCTTACATTTATAATCGTTTTACTGCACTCAGTAGAAAAGTTGAAGAGTTTGCAGAAAATTATATTACAGATTGCGAACACTCGGCTGTGTTAGTCGGACACAATTCGTTAGGCAAAGAAATAAACGTACACACACACAGATTTAGTGATATAAAAAAGTTTACTATGACAATAATTGTACGTTTAACCTTTAATGATGAACCTGTGCGTTATGCTTTTTATCAGCCAATAGCAGACGATGATCCTTTATTGGATCAGTATTACACCAAACCAAATCTATTACAAAAGTACATTAAAAACAAATCACCAGAAATTATACAAACAAAAGAAAGATCAAGTGTGTTAATTTTCAATGCAGCATACACCCCACATAGTGTTGAATACAGTAATGATCTCTATTTGTATTTTGTCTACGACAATGTGACATTCAAGCCAGGGGTCTTAGAAGATATAGAAAATACAAGCAAAACAGTTCTTTTTGGTAATCAACCACAGACAGATAGATTATATTTTTACGATTTATAAATTACCAGTTTATGGCGTTAGCATAATGATTGTCAATTACCAGCTCGGGAATATTAATCCAATCTGGTTGGTCCAACATCCATTTTACAATTTTGGCTACCTCCTCGGGGCGAGTCCAACATATACTTGATTCCCAGTTGTAGTTCAAGTAATGATCTTGCAGAGGAGTATAATTATTTGAAATTAATTTAATCATGTCAGTATCAGTTGCTGCTGGACTGATACACATGACTTTGGTTGGTTTATTTTTACTATAAGATAATGCAAGAGATGTTTCTTTAAGATATTTTTTAGCACATGCGTATGCAATGCGCAATGCTGGTTCTTTGGCTAAAAAACTTTTTTCGGCACTGATACTGCTAACATTTATAATTTTACCATGATCCATTTTTTCATAAAATCGCATTAGTAACTCAACTGCAATTGATCCATTCATGGACATCATGAGAGATAGATTTTTTGATAGTAGTGCAGCGTTGTTTACAAATATATAAGGAGTATATTTTTTGAGTAGATGTTCTCTAAACTCAACATCTAACAAATCGCCTTGTTCGGTGGCAGAACTTGATCTCCCAACAGTGATTACTTCATACTCGTCGGCTAGTAAGTCTGCAATAGCTTTTCCTATACCTCGTGTGCCGCCAGTGATTAGAGCTTGTTTCATAAGATGTACATGGTCCTGAGTATAAGTAATTATACTCAAAATACTATATTCAAAAAAAAATGTCTATTGATTTCGTGATACTCACAAACACCTCTGGTCCAACTTGGCAGCGATCAATTGGTGCATATCAGGTGGCATATCATTGCCGACAATATGGATTCTCATGTCAGGTTATTGATTTTACTGATCATTTTTCTTTTGATGAATTGACTAATGCTATACAAAAATTTGTTGGTAGTAACACCTTGGCTATAGGAGTGTCAACTAGTTTTTACTCAGGTAGTACTAAGAAAAAATACATTAGTGCTGATCGGAGTTTTGATAGTATAATCCCAGATACTGTAAGATCTTGCCTTGTGGCCGTTAAACAACAGTTTAAGAATATTAAATTACTAGCTGGCGGAGCTCAAAGTTATCAAGTGCAGTCTGATGATTTGTTTGATGCAGTATTTCATGGATATAGTGAACAAAGTGTGCTGGAATATTTAATTTCATTAAAAACAGGAAAAAAAAGACTGTGGCCAGTCCAAGGGCAAACTGATATAATTAACGGAGCAACTGCACATTTTGACATTCAAACACTAGCACATACCTGGAGCAAACATGACTGTATATTGCCTCAAGAAACTTTGCCAATAGAAATCAGCCGTGGGTGTATTTTTAAATGTAAATTTTGTTCTTATCCATTAAACGGAAAAAAGAAATTTGATTACTTGCGCAGTGCAGAATTAATAAAAGAAGAATTAGAAACAAACTATAGATTATATGGTACAACAAACTACTATTTTACAGACGATACATTTAATGATTCTACATATAAACTAGAGCAGTTGCACAAGGCAATAACATCGTTACCTTTTAAAATAAAGTTTGTGACTTATTTGAGATTAGATTTACTTTATCGGCATCAAGAACAAATAAAACTTCTTTACGAAATGGGACTAGGATCTGCATTCTTTGGTATAGAAACATTAAACTGGCAAACAGGAAAAGCCATTGGCAAAGGAATGAACCCTCAAAAAATTAAAGAATTCTTAGTTGAGTTACACGATGTCAAATGGAAAAAAGAAATACCAATTACTTGCAGTTTTATAATTGGCTTGCCTCACGAAACAATTGAAAGTGTACAAGCAACACACAAATGGTGCGAGTCTGCTCCTATTAACGATGTATGGTTTCCTTTGTTTATTCGTTCGGATACGCATTATAAAAGTGAATTTGATATAAACTTTTCACAGTATGGGTATAAGATTGATCAAAACGAAGAATGGTACAATGATAATTTTAAGTACGCTGAGGCATTAGCATTAGCAGAAGAATATAACCAAACTGGTATGTACCATAATAAGTTTCCATCAACATGGTTTCTTTTTAGTCTATTAAGCTATGGATATACTATTAATGAACTAAAAAATATTGCCTCTAAGGATTTACCCTGGAGACAATACACAAGAGATAAAAAACGATTGGTTGAACAATATAAAAAATTATTATTTAATTTATCTTAAGGCTTTGGCGATTTTGAAAGCAGTTTACCAATGTAGCCTTCAACATCAATTTCCCACCAACGCTCATGTAAAACAAGTTTTCCAGGGTTAGCGTGATGATTATTGTGCCAACCGAATCCCATACCAAACCATCCAAGCCATACATTGTTTGTACTTGAATCGTTTGTTTGATAATTTTTATATCCTCTATCATGGCAGAAATAGTTTACTAATCCTAGTTTTAAAAAGTCTAAGCAATAAGCAAGACAATAAAGGCATACCAGTATTGGATTTAGTAATAATAAAATCAAACAGAACGAGTAAATTATAATGTAATGATATTGATGAAAAAAACAGAACATACTATCTCGCATTTGTCTTGCCGCAAGAACTTTGGCCCATCTGTGTTTTAAATATTCTTGCTGGTTATTTCCTTGTGGAAAAGTCCACGCATAAAAAACTTGAAATATAGATTTATGCTTTGGCGAATGAGGATCAAGATGCGTATCTGAAAATAAATGATGTGCTTTGTGTTGGATAGTCCAATAACTTATCGGGCCAATGCCTCCTAGAGTGGTTAACAATGCTAACACCCATCTAACTGGTTTCCAAGTTTTAAATTGACCGTGTGCAAAATATCTATGTGCTGCAACACCATTGCCAATTACCCCAAATACAAACCAAAAAATAAAGAGAGTGAACAAATGATCTAGTGCATAAAACAGCCCTACTAGTCCCAAAAGGTGTGCAGGGAGAAACCACAACCAAAAGTTTTTACCGTACGTTTTCATTTTTTAATAGCCCAAATAATCATTGCCGGTATATCCCATTCCCACCAACGTTCCCAGTTACTCCAGGAGTACGGCTTCGCATGATGATTGTTATGCCACCCTTCACCCATGGTGATTAGATTTGCTATCCAACTGTTTCTACTTTCATCGTTGATAGAGTGGGTCTTATATCCATGACGATGAGCAATAACAATAATTGCACTAGAAGAATGTAAACATAAACAGGCTGGAATGCAATAGGCAAAAATAACAAGCCAGGGATTGATTAAGAATAAAATTAAGCAATAGGTTAGTATTATATAGAAATAATATTTGTGTAATTTTCTTTGAAATGATTGTTCTCTTAAATCTCTGATCAGTTTAAGATCTAGTCTTATTTTAGGCCAGATGCCAAACCAAGCACGCCAGTTTCCGATCAAATAAGGACTGTGAGGATCTCCTTCGCGTTCGGCACGTCTATGGTGCTGCCGATGAATAGCAACCCATGCCAGCGGAGATCCTACTGTGGTAATCACCCCAATAACACTTAAAATTCTTTCAATAACTAATGATGTTTTGAATGAACGATGACTAAGCAGTCGGTGAAACCCAATATTAATGCCTAAAATTCCTATGGCCCAGTAAACAAACAAAGCGGTCCATAACAAATACCACTGGTCATGGAATATAGCATAGCAAAGTCCCAGTATGCCCACTGTATGATTTATTACTTGCAGCCCTCTAACTTGAAAATTATGCGAAATGACCATTTTTAATAGGATCCTGTTTTTCTAATTGATTAAATCCCCACTCGCGCTCTTTACACCCATTGCATCTGCCGCAAGGTACAAGCTCATGTTGATCGCAACTGTGAGTAAAAAAAAGTAATTGTTCTATTCCTAATTTATAATATATATCTATAATATGACTTTTTTCTAAATTTTTAAATGGAACTAGTACTTGCGCATGCTCGGGCACTGGTATGTGTTCAAACCCAATCATATGTTCAGGTCTGTTGTGTATTACTCCAATATAGACCGTATCAAAGTAAGGAGGAAAATTAAATGCCTGCTTAACAGCCGAAGATACTTGTTTGATTTCTGGAAGAATAGTATTACCAAGTCTTAGAGGAGCTATCTCAATATTAAAAAGTTGATTTACTAAATTAATAATATTCTGGGCAAAATATTTTGATCCTTCTTTACGATTTATTTTGATTGGTTTTACAAGCTGATTACCGTTGGTGTTTTTCTTTTCAAGAAGCAGCAAATAATATAATAAAGCACTATCAATTCCGCCGCTAACAAATACTCCAATTTTTTTTGTTTGCGGTAAGGTTAATTTTAAACTTCTTTGATCGTGCGCTGGACCGCAAACAATTTCCATAAATTATTTAATACCAATTATCATGTAACGATCAAAACTCCAATCAGGATAAACAAATGGCAGTTTACCACGATAGATTTCCAAGGACAATGGAAATTGATCGCAAAAATCTTCTAAACATTCAGTAACACTTGCATGATCGTCATGATTCATGTTATTACCTTGTAGTGCTACAGCAGTCCCGGCTGGAATATTTTCCCACCAATTTTTATCTTTAAAATGTTCGGTTGATGTATTTATTACTAAATCTGCTGTGGTATGCAAGCTGTTGCAATCTTCAGTAAATGCTTTGAATCGCCAATCCTGCCAGACCCAATACTCGTTTAACATGTCTGCTATTGGTTCGCATGTAGGGTCAACATCATAACTGCGTATGCGTTCAACATTGAACTTTCCGCGACTGAGCAACAAAAGAGCAGTGAGCCCGTACCAGCCTCCATATATGGCAGTTTCCTTGCTGTACAAATCAGTTAGTTCCAGTTGTCGGCAAAGCCATAATTTACTGCCTATTTGTCCACTGCTAAAAGCATCCTGATTTAATTGATATAACTTATTCAAAGTAGGTCTCCAGTTCTTTTAGTTCCTGTGGTATCAGTTGAATGATACTTTCATTTCGCACTTGATCGTGAATTAGAAATTGTTTGTATTCTATGCATATATCTTGATCAGACGGCTGTTCGCTGTGCATGAAGTTGATAATTCCTTGTATGTCTTTCTCGTACTGGCCCCAATGGTATCTACGCCATTTTTGTTCAATTTTATTTTTAACATGTTTGGGTAACATGACCAAACTCATGTGTCTGGGTCTATGTATGATATTGTTCCAGATACGAAACCTTGGAGTTATGTTTTTAGCCCAGGTATGAAACTCGGGCAAGGTCCAGGCGTTGACCCAACTAATAGTATGAGAGATAGAGAAGTCAACATTTTGTATATTGTGATATTTTAGTAGTATGGGTTTTACTTGATCCCACTGCGCTGGATGTCTAAGATAATTGTAAACGTGGCCTATGCCATCTATGCTCAATCCAACGCCAAGTGTTTTAAAATTACTGGCTAATTTGTTAATTATGTAACTGGCGTCTATGGTAACATTGGTACTTAGATCTAGCACAATGTCTTTACTTCTGCCAATATCAATTAGTTCGTTCCAAAGCGTTTGCCATTTTGAAATATAAAATGGTTCTCCGCCAACAACTTCTAATCTTTGTATGTGTTGCATCCATTCTGATCTATCCTGCCACAGTACTGAAGTTTGGTCACTAGGTTGTCCGTGGGACATTTGATAACCAGTGTTGCCCCAGAGAACTTTATACTCGGCCTGCCAGCTGTTACTATGACTTGGTGTACAGGATCTGCATTTTAAGTTGCAGGCGTTGCTGATGATCATTTGATACTCAACTGGAAATTCTGGTTCCTGATCAAAATCAACAGAATTGCCTAATGCAACAGAATATGTTTCTCGTTTGCTTTTTGACCCATGAGATTCATCAATAATACAAACTTCGCAATGCTTGGGCTTGTTTCCGTTACGAAATTCATTGCGCAACTGTTTCATATAATTACTGGAAAAAATTTCCTTTACGGAATGAGTTTGAATATAAAACGGATCTCCGTTATCCTGACGTATAACATCTCTATAGATACAACATGGGCGAACTCTGCCATCAGGATCGTTGCTGAAACCTCTCCATGGAAGATTGCAATACCAATGATTATTCGTCATGTTCAATAGACTGATACCAGTTTACCAAGAGGCTACTAAAAGTATCTTCAAAACATTTGCCTCGGCGTTGGTCATACTGTATGAAAAAATTTTTAAAATCCTTTTCTGCCTGATTTCTATCAAACCCTTCTCCGTGCGGCACCTCAATCACTCTTAAGTAATTTAATAGTCGCTTGATGTGATTTTTTTCCAGGTCAGAAAGTGTTTGATCGTGCTCATAACGAGCCAACCAATCTTCAATCTTGATTGCATAATGATCTCTGATATTTTGAGGTAAAGTTGCTAGTCCTTGAAAACTTGGAAATCGCATGATGTTCAAACTAAAATACACGTTAGAGTATTTCTTTTTCCAATCCATTACAAGATCTAAAAAGTCTGTCAAGGTGTCTAAACAAAGAGCGTTGATGGTACACATGATGTTAAAACTTTGCAGTCTTTTAGATTGCATCAAATATTCAGAATTTGTAATCCATTGTTCCCAAATCAAACCATCTCGTATGTATTCTGCTTGCTTGCCCATGCTTTCATTGCTGGTGTACAATGTCAGTTGATTACCGCTAACCGAGTCTAGTAATCTATTCAATACGCCAATCTCAAATCCAAGATTGCTATTAATTGCCAGTTGAGTACGACTGGAATTTTTGTGATCTTTAAACCAGTCAAGCAGTTTCCAGGTATACCCACTCATTAATGGTTCGCCACCTGTAATTCTTAATTCTACCAAGGTCTTGTGTAAATCTGCTTCCCACCAGGCAAAAAAAGCCTCCACATAAGGATTTGTTTGATTGATATCGTACAGTTGGTAATGTTCGTGATCGTGAGTAAAATGCGATCTTCCGTCTGTGGTTAAATTTTTGTAGATTCCATTCTTTTTAATATCTTTAACCCATGTGCTGGAAAATCCTGGGTTACAATAACTGCATGCAAATTGACAGGTTCTGTCAAATGATATTTCTAAAGTTTTTAAATTGAAGTCCTCTTCAACAGGAGCATTTTTGGCTTTGCGGAGATCATGAGGACTATAGATCATACTTTTATAAGGACGATCACTAAGAGCATCAACATTCATGTCTTCTATTTTCCAACAATATTCGCAGCCAGCAGGTCTTTGTCCTTGTTGCATCATCAAACGATCTTGTTTTTTCTGCTCAGTATTGTGCAACATTTTATAATTTTGTTTTATTGACTCAACTGAAACTCTTTGTGCAGGAGGATGATGGCAACTGGTGGTTTTACCTGCTCCTAACCATATGGTAGCGTTATACCATTTGGCTCCACAAAAGCTAGGTGAGATAGCATCAAGGACTCTTTTTTTATATTCAAGATCCGTTTCACCTGGTTTTTTATAAACTAGAACCATGTTCAAATAACCTTTGTAAAAAATCAAAATCGTTTATTTTTGATAATTGATTTTTATCATGTTTGTTTTCAGTACCAAAATTTTTACCAGCGACTGCACCTTGCAAGCAGTGTATTGCATGATCTCCGTGTGCTCTAGTTATCCATTGATTTAGTCTTTTTTCTGTATCTTGATTGTCTTGATTATCAATAATTTTGGAACTTAATTTGACACATTCTCTAAACGCACTGCGCCATGTATCAAATGCGGTGGTATTAAATCTAGTAACACAACTTACAGTAGGTATCACTTCGATATCTCCCACGGTGGTAGTCATGTCTATATAGTCAACAGTTTCTTTTTCAAAAACATGTTTTGGAAAAACTTTAACGCCTCCGTGCCCATAGCAAAGATCATTCACAGGGTTCACACTATGATACACATAAGTTTTGGTTTCGTCTGCAAAGTTATCATCAAATCTAAAAGTGTCTACTATCCATGCATCGGCATCAACCACATAAAACATTTTTGATTTAGCCAATTCAGCTGCTTGTCTATGTGCATTATAAATGCCCTTAACGTTACTCACATGATACAATCTATTGTTTAACGGCAACTGTTGTTTAAGGCGCTGATAGTTTTCGTCAGCATTAGATTCTCCATTAGAGATAAACACCACATCATATGATTCATGTGGTTGTATTTTAGTTACATAGCCTTGAGCAAATTCTATTAATCTTTTGCTACGTGGCATGTTTTGATAAGTGGTTTTGAAAAATTTGCTCTGACTGTCGTGTAGGTCTGTAATAGGTAAGTTCAATCTAGATTGTAATTCTTGTTTTAACTCATTTGACCGATTGATATCTTGATCTTGAAACAAGTTGTTGAGATATTCAAAGTCTTTGACTTGAGTGTAATCCCAGTTGGTTAGATTGGTCATGTAGCAGCCCAGTCTAGCACCATATATTGCCCACTCACCGTGTTGAACATCTTGTCCAACTGAGCACCAGATTAGTAATCTTTGGTAATTCTGTTCAGGTATGCTTTTGGAAAAATTATTCATTCCACTGGCATTTAACTTGATTCCATTGATTAGACTCATTTTAACACCTTCTCTAAATCCGGCTCTAAAAGCCTGAAGCGAAGATGCATTGTTGTATACTATACTAAAACATCCATCCATATGATGGTAACTACGGTCCCAACAAAAGTCCACTTGATTAGTATCATCTTGTGCAGCTTCGTGAGTGCGCATGTTCCATACATGTTCTCTGGTCCAGCATTTAACACCGCCATTACCATAAATCAATCCGTTTATATGATTACGTGCGCTCCAACTTATCTGACTTTTATCTAGCGTGGACAATGTATTAAAATCAACTTCGTGATCAAATAGTCTAGAGTCAACAATGTTATCTCCGTCCACGGTGATAAAATGTTCGGTATCGCTGACATCAGCACAGGCCTTGTGTGCAGCATCGCTGCCTTTAACTCCATGCACACGCTTGGCCCACGGTACTTTGGTTAATAGGTCTGCGTAGTTGTATTCTGCATTTGGTTCATCGTAACTGAGAAAAACACAGTCAATATCGGATAATTTAATTTTATAGCTCATGTGAATAACTGTTAAAAGTTTTAAAAACATACAATCTAAAATTATCACTGCCTTGGTACTCTATAACGGTAGGACCACTTGATAGTTCCTTGGCATCAATAATTTTAAACCACAACGGCCAGTAGGGGTCATTGTTTACACAAGCAGATATTACAATCATTTTTGAAAAAGAGTCAGATCTAGCAATTTGCACATTTGAAAAAATTTCAATGGTTTTATTTGACGTGTGTTGTTTCAAAACAATTTCTGCTGATGGCAAATGATAAGGTACAAGAAAAAATTTTTCTATTTTTGTAGTTGTTGTTACATTAAAATTTTTGTTTACTTCAACCAATTTTCCTATATTCTTTTCTTGATCAATTACCTGCACAGTGAACCGTTGAGGAATAAATTTATTTTTTTCCAATAGCTCTTGATCCTTCGCATCAAGCACAATGTACGGATCCAAACTGTGTTTATCAATCACAGGGGACAGTTGGGTAATCAAAAAAGATTCTGAATTATAATATACAATGTTCATTTGAATATGGATAGTATTTTATTGTCTACAAAATCTTTATTCACATAATGTAGAATTCCTGATTGTAAAAAACTACCCAAGCGAATGTTGTCGCTGGTAGCATATACTGGTAGAGTTGACTGCCAATCGCTGGTACTTCTACGCCATCCTTGACAGTGCGACTTCATGTGAGTGAATGTTGGATAATTTCTACATGACGTTACTTCATGTTCAATACCTAGTATTTTGATAGCAATAGCTGCTGCCACATCCATACTAGGAAATGTTTGTCTAGAGTTAGGGGTGTATTTTAATGTCCATGTATCCCAATTGGTGATAATACTTTTTGTTAAATCAAAAAATGTTTCAACCAAAGGAGTTTTTTTAAAATACACAAATGCTGAATATACATTGGGTAAGTTGTTATCTTGAAAAGTTTTTCTATAATAATTATCTTGAACCAAATGATTTCTGTAGGTCATAACTTTGTTGGTTAACAGTAACTCATATCTAGACATACTGTTCCACCAATAGGACACATCTGTAAGAAACAGCATGTCTGCATCTAAAATCACAGTTTCATCATAAGGACTTAAATCATAAAAGCGACAACGATTGTGTATTTTCCAATCAGAGTCTTTGGCCAAATCTTGGTCAGGAACAGCAATCACTTGATCAAACAATTGTTTATTACAATCACCATCAGTAATAACACTGATATTTTTTATTTCACTCTGGGTAGACCAAATACTTCTCGCCAGATGCTCGGCCAGGTGAGTGTAATTGCCTTGTGCCATTACTAGGTAACCACGAGTCATGCAATTACTCCTAGTTCTGTTTCAACAAAATGCATAAGATCAAATTTGTTCATTACATGTAAATCTTTATGAGATACTTTACATGGCCCAATGTCTTGCTTGTACATGATTGTGGAATCATGGTCCATGGAAAAAATACCAGCATCATCTGTGGCATAGTGCAAGTGCCATGGTAAAGATTCACACCAGGTGTCGTGATTGATGCCGCCTTGGTGATGAATGGCCATGGACCAAACATGGTCGTTTCTTAAATATTTAGGAGAGCTAAGTGAGTGTAATCCACTATACCAATCGTAATTGTTTTTGATGTGTTTGCAGGTATTAAAAAAAATTTCTGCCTCGGTATTTTTTTTAAAATAAAATTGCGTGGCCCAGTAAAAATTAATATCAATGTCACTTAATTTTTCAAATTCTAAAATTTTATTTTTAGGGTTAAAAATTTCAACTGCATGCTTGCAAAACAACAATGAACTATTTGACTTCCATACTTTGTTAATATCACTGCTTTGAATAATAATATCAGTGTCCATGATGAATGTTTCATCATAAGGAGTAAGATCAAAGGCATTAACTCTGTCAGTATTGTAAAAAGTTAGATATTTTTCAATATATCTTTTTTGTTGTGTAGTGGTGACACCATTATCGTGAACAATGATTTTATCAAAATAAGTTTCTAGTTTAGGATATTTTTCAAATGTTGCTAAAGAGGAGTCATCAGTGACCAAAGATACCGCGCATCCTAGATAATCATTGGCTCGTTTAGCACACCATGCAGCCATTAACACATAGTCAACACTTTGATTATTGTGTGCAAACAACAAAATTCCTTGACTCATAATTTTAGAATGCCAGAAACTGATCGGGTTTGAATCAATCGTTTGTGTGCTGCCCCAAACTCCACGAGTGCAGAATTATAGGTGATTGTTGCTTGTTCAATCCACTGATCTATGTTGTCTATTAATATTGGTGTTCCATTGCGATCCAAGATCCATAGTTCGTTGCCTGGAGTTTGTTCTCTACGCAACTTTATACCAGCGATCAGCTCTGGAGTTAGATCAAAAAATCCACCTGATATAGCCAAAGTGCAGTCATCTTTAAATTTGGTTGTTAACAGGTCGCGTTGTCTTGATAGCTGGCTACGTAAATCGGCCCAGGATAAAATTTCGTTGATATCTGTCATATTATTCTCTCATACAAATAATTATGTAGATAAAAATGTGCTAGTATATTTTTATGCTGATCTATCGTAGAAATCACCGTCGCCTGAGCCTGCATCAAAACTCTTAGATGAGGTACGAGACCTGGTATCGTCGGCTCCGGTTAAGCCGCCAAAGAAGCTTGCTCTAAGTACACTGGAACTGGCAGTTTGGCTGGTTGACAATGCATAATCGGTCCAATAAGCCAATCCTACTGCATCTGGTTTGCGATATAACCCATATCTTTGTGTACCATCAATCACTCCAAAGTTGGTATTAGGCAAATACAGCCCATTGGCCAAATTTTGACCTCTACTGAGGAAACTGCTTCGCTGCGCACTTGTGGTATATCCATAACTAGCAGCATATTCATCCAGCCATTCCGGATCATAATCATATGTGTTTTCGGGTGCTGCTGGACCATCAACCTGATCTGACGGAGCATCGCTAAAGCCACTGTTGGTCCAGGAGCCGGTTGCACTAGGTGTGGGGCTTACCACAGCGTCTATTGATTTATAATAGTTTAATGAACCGGTAATGTTTAAAGTAACTGATTCATCAGTTCCAAATGGCGGGTTAGGTTGTCCGGATGCATCATCGTAGCGTACAGTTATTCTGATACTGGTAGACGATAGTTTATGACCCCAGGCTTGTATGTAACTGTCTCCGTAAGGACTGCCTACAGATCGTTTGCTGCGTATTTGCACATTAGCCGAGCCTGATCTATAGTTGGTTCTCGTGAAATTAATTGCATCTTGAAGATCCAACAGATCTGCCCATTCTTGATTTTTGTCAGTTGACCCACCCGAACTTATGGAACCAGAATCGTACGATAACTCATAAGTGAGATAACCGCCAGCATTAAAAAAGTTTCTGGCATTGTCAGCACTGGCAAAAGACACTGTGACCGAATGTACCACGCACTGCCACGAAGCAGTTTGAGTTGAACTCACACCAGTGACCTTGACCAACTGTGAGGCGGCCACAGTGTCTGCACTAGAAACACCTGTATCTGCTTGAGTTTTTAGTGCATTGATTATGCCTATAGAAACTGTTGTAGATTCATTTACATCAGTTAGACTGGATACAACAGCATCGTAACTAGTACCTGCACCCAACTGATGCTTGCGGATATTCAGGATGTCTGTGCGTAAATTATCCCATTGCGTGTCAGTGATCAGTCCGGTTGGGGCACTGTCAGCAGTCACAGATGAAGATAACACTGTGGCTCCATAACCAGTGGTTCCTAATCCTGTGCCTAGTACGCTTACAACCTGGTTATATACAATATCAAAATCTGTTGCATATATGGTATCTCCCGAAACTTTGGGGAATTCACCTGCTGCTGCCATGTTTAAATCCTGTAATAGATAGTGTATTTAGCAGTTTGGGACTACCGTACTGCCCAAAAATACTATGCTATTATTTAGCCAAAAATCAGGAGGGATTGTAAATGGATGTTTTTAGCCAGTTGTAGTACAGTTGGAACCCTTGCTCAATGTCAATTTTTGGCTCGTAACCAAAATCTTCGCGGGCGCGATTGATCTTTAAACTGGCCCTGCTGGGGTATTCTGCGTCCTTGCCTTCAGTAACAATATTGCCATATCCGCCAACTGTGGCAATGGCCAACTGTGCTGCTTGCAAGAGTGTGTGACTTGCTGACCGCGTGATATTATAGGTCCTACAGGCTGTTTTATCGCTTAAACTCGCACCTATGATGCCTGTTACAGCATCGTCTACATAGGTAAAGTCCAGCATTTCTCGCTCGCCTTTGACTTTAAGTGTATTGCCCTGCATGGCAGCAATCAAAAACTTGCTTACCACACGGTCTTCAATATCACGTGGACCATACACAGCACTGGGCCGAATAATAGTATACTCCATGCCAGTGCGACGAGCATAGTCTTTTACTAGCCATTCTCCGGCTAATTTCATAATGCCGTATTGTCCAATTGGGTTGCATGGATCATCTTCGCCTATGTCTTCTGTAAAGTCACCGTAGACCATGCTGCTGCTGATATACACAAATCGTCGCACTTTGTTTTTGGCAGCTGACTCTAACAGTTGCATGAGTCCACTCATCATCACCTGCGAGCCCCAGGTAGGGTCGGCACTGACCACTTTCTGTCGTGGGAAACTTGCCATATGAATAACAATTTCGGGTTGGTAATGTGAAACCATCCATTCAACACTTTTGGTTACTGTGGCTAGATCAATACGGTGCACAGGTGCAGTATATAACTTTCTACGTTCTGCATGCAAAGCAGAAATATGTTCTTGTGGCACAATGCCGTAATTGGTTTCGTTGTCTAGTATAGAACAACTATGACCTAAAAATTCTAGTCCACGTACCACGTTATGACCAATAAAACCAGCACCGCCTGTTACCAATATGTTCATGTGTGTTTCCATTTTAATGTAAATGCCAGTGCATCTGCTTCTTCACGAAATTGATATTCCCCAATTTCGTCCCAGTAGGCACTAACGTCCGCTACATCTACTACTTCGTAACCAAGGTAGCTGACACAATGTTCTTGTGCCCATGCATCCATAGCATCATAAAAGTCTTGATTATAATCGTATCCATTTGGTGCTGGATCAGCAATGTGTACTTGGTATGTCATACTTTAATCTGTAGTACACTTCGTCGCGTTCGCTGAGCTTGCCATAGATCTGTATTCTGTAGCCCATGGTTTCCATGCTAGGCACTATACGAAAGTACGGTTGTTCTAATGCGTTTTCCATAACCCATTTACCTTGCTCAGACTCTTGCCATTCAAGAATAGGCATGGCTGCATAGAGTTCTGGATCCTCTACATCAGCCATGAACAGCTCTTTGAAAACAATCATACGGCCATTGGAGCGGGGATAGCGTCGTGGCATGTGTAGTTGTCCAAACGTATATCATTCATGGTAAATTGTGTGATATCCTTGACGTCAGGATTCAACCAAAGAGTTGGTGCAGGTAATGGTTCACGTGATAGTTGTTCTTTTACCTGTTCTACATGATTCAAGTAGATGTGTGCATCGCCGAGTACATGAACAAACTCCCCGACCGCTAGGCCGCACACTTGAGCTATCATGGCCGTTAGCAGGCTGTAGCTTGCGATGTTAAAGGGGACTCCAAGAAAAAGATCGCAACTTCTTTGGTACATTTGGCAACTGAGTTTATTAGTTGGTAAGCCAAATGCTTTTAGATCCTCAACAGTCTTGGCGCGACCTTCACGGCCTACATCCATAACCTTTTTCACTTCGTCTGTTTGTTTACTACGAAATGCCATGTAGGTGTTGTTGATCTCTTGTGAACTTAGTGGGCTCACATAGAACTGTGCAAAGCAGTGACACGGTGGTAGAGCCATGAGTTCTAATTCTCCGGGATTCCACGCAGATAATATATGTCTTCGTCCGTGTGGGTCTGCTTTGATACCGTTGATCAGAGCTAGTAATTGATCAACTTCTTTAAAATGCACATAACCGTCTCGACGGTATAGGTTGCCAAAAGAATCTTTAAAGGTTTCTGCTTTGTGTTCTACAGGAGTGCGCCACTTGCGCCATTGCACACCGTACACACGACCCAGGTCGCCTTCGTACCGGGCCTTAGGTGTCCAGTATGCTGCGGTAGCATTGTCAGTCCAGATGGTTTTCTTGTCGCTATCCCTGCTACCATGTAGTATCTCTCGCAGGCGTTTTTCATCCCCTGAACCTTCAATGAACCACAGCAACTCTGATACAACAGCCTTCCAGGCCAGACGCTTGGTAGTTACGGCAGGAAATCCCTCAGCCAGATTATAGCGTTGCTGCATACCAAATACACTGATAGTGCCAGTGCCAGTACGGTCGCTACGTTGGGTACCGTCTCGTAAAACAGTTTGGAGAGCTTCATGATATTGTTTCATTATCTAAATGGATCAATGTTTTTGTACACTGCAAAGTTTAACATTTTGTCCGTGCTAGGTCTACTGCTGGTTATCCGCATGCCTGCCATGTAACGTGTAAGATCAATACGAGTGTCACTAAAAAAACTGCCTTTGCGGTGAGTGATATACGCATAATCAGTGATACTTTTGCACTGATTCAATAGATTAACACCGCCTATGAGCCAAATGGTTTTGTTTGGATACAGATGTTCTAATTCAAGAATTTTACTGTTAAGATCCCCACTGATTGTGCGTATGCGCGGATAAGATGAAATGCTGGAATTACTGGCCACAATACAGGTACGTTGCGGCAAAGGTTTTGGCATACGAGGGTCATCCCAAGTACGACGTCCCATTATTACAATATGATTGGTGGTAAGTTCTTTAAACCATGTCATATCTTCTGGATGATGTCGCCAAGGCAGTGTTCCCCGATTGCCAATTCCTCCGGTTTGGTCAACTGAAAAAATGCTTGCTATCATGCTATAGGTTTTTTAAGATGTTATCTGTAACCGGTTGCACAGTGCTTGCCACACTGTCAACATTGATAAAAAAATCCACATCTTTGATTATTTCATCAAGTTTTTTCAAACGACTGTTAAGCATGCTTTCAATTTCGTCAGTGTCGTATCCTTGGTCTAGAAGCTCAAGTACATCTATCTCCACTTGAGTTCCGTCCATGAGATTTACTGTTACCGACTTGATCAATGCTACTGGAACTTCGTCTTTAGTAACACTTTTCAATATGCTTTTCCATCGTTCTCGTGGGTCAATATTAATGCGCTTGGACTGATTTTTTCTTGGCATTTGGTTTGGTCTTTAACTTTGGATCAAATTCTGCTGCCTCTGCCATCAAACGCTCTGCTTCGGCTAGTAGTTGTTGAGCATTGGCTCGCATTTTTTCTGCTTGATCTAATCTTTGTTTTGCTAGATCAGCATCACTTAAGATCACATCAGCGGCTTCAGTTAAAGGAACTTGTGCTGGTTGGCCGCGACTGTCTCGAGGCATACCAACTTCACGTGGTTCTGTTGTACGACGTTTTTTACCAGTCATGCCTGCACTAGCATCAAGTTCTGCCATTCTTTTCACAGCATCTTCACCGCTCTTCATTTCGTTAAGAATCGTATTCAGTTCATCAAGTCGCACGTTACTCTTGGCATTTGGTGTAACGATAACTTGATTGGTTGGTACCTTCTTGATGAATCCTTCGCGATGCAGAGCTTCTAAGGTATTCCTACCATCTGCCATCACATTGCGCCACAACGCATCAGCTAAATTTTCTGCTGCCTGCCCGCTGGCGCTTTCTAACACTTTCATGATTTCATCATGAATCAGTCTAGGCAACAGATCACTATAGACCACTAGACACATATGATCTTCGTTTGGTACTTCTCTCCAGAGCAATGCAATCTTGCGATCGTTATGCTTTCCGACGTGTTTTAGCATTAGCTTTCTCCTGAGTTTGGGTTGATTCTTGAACTGCTTCCGTTGCCGCAGGCGAGTTGGGTCTTTGAATGGCTCCAGATGATTCTAGAAATCCAATCAATCGTTCGTAAAAATCTCCAACCACCTTTAGCTCTTCTGCTTTAAACAGACCTTTTGGTGCAGCAGCTTGAATGATTTGCGCGGTGAGTATAAGGTCAGCAATGGTTAAATTTGGACCTGTTGGTTGCGCTTGCTCTTCAGACATACATTTCCTCCGTAATTAACACACAGTATTTAACAACCAATGTGTGTTAGAGAAAATTTATTTAGAAGTGATCGTAGGCGTTTATGGTATCAAGAAAGATACCAAAATAGGTAAGTTCACTAGGATCTTCAAAACCTACTTTGTGGCACAGTACCACATTGTTTTTGATTTCTGGAAGCAGAATATAAGTATCTCCCAGAAAGAATCTACTGGAAAGATTTTCGTAAATCCAATCCGAGATGTTCTTTTCGTTGGTTTTTAGATCAAAGCACAAGGTCTCAAAGTGAGGAGGGCAATGATCTAACCGGCGTAAACCAAATACATTTAATGGGTTTACTTCGTTTTGTTTGAGCATGGTTTTTTGAAAATTAAATTTTTATTATAGGTACAAACCAATTCCCAGCCAATTTCACCAAGGTGATTGAGAACCATTTCGTATTCAACAAAGTTATCGTCTTCGTCTCCTAGCACAGGTATAACTTTATATTCCCATACAGGACTATTTTTTGTTTTAAAAAAATTTAGAATTTTTTGCATAGGTTATAAGTGTGTAAATCACATGATTGCTTATCAGTGCTAGACTACACAACACACTGGCTATTAAGAAGTATCTGTTGAGTGGGTAGTAAAGCATAAGAGCCAGACCTATACAAACAGTACTGAAACACCAACACCAATACCATACAGGAACGCCTCTAAGCCAAGAAATCATTTGCATATGGCTTGTATTTCCTCTACAGTTTTGCCTGCTTTGGCTAGTTCCACTCTACAGTCTTGTTTGCGCCATTCGCCTACTCCCAATCCTATCAATGGCGCAATCAAAAAGGCCACTATCAGCAAAAGAAATAATTTGTAATCTTCGTTCATGATGCCTCTCTTGCAGCTTCTTCGTAGTGTGCCCAAACACCAAAAGGCGGTTCGCAATCAGGATTGCCTTTGATAATCCAGCAAGCATCACAGTACTGCTCATCACCCCATTCGCCAAACGGCATACCGTCAGTAAACATGATGAACTTCTTGGGTTCAATATTGTTTTCTTTCATGAATTCATAGTTTGCCATGAAGTCAGTACCACCGCCACCTTGTGGCTGATACCCAGCAATGTCATCAAGATTGTCGCTGGTAAAAATCTGCGGATTGTACACTTCAGTATCAAAGCACCACACATGGATCTTGTACTCATCGTAGGCTTCCATGATACCCTTGATCTCGGTCATGAAGTCCTTGATGTCGCGCTCGCTAATACTACCTGAAGTA